ATTTTCCCCGGAGGGATATTTTGGAGAATTGTTTTAATGATGTTAGGAGTGATTTATAGAGTAAACCCTATTATTCTTTGTTTATTTATAATTACCTGCTGATAAACCTTTCTAATATTTATTTGGCATACTTATTCTCCTTTCTATACTTATTGTAAAGTGAGTATAAGGTACTCTATAAGTCACTCTTAACATCATTAAAGTCAATTGATATTTATTAAAAAGTGCAGGTAAAGTGTTCGAAAGGAGATGCAAAGAAGATGCCAAAGCAGAAAAACAAAGATACAGATAAAACAAATATTAGAAAGATGCCTCCTGCTCTTACACCAGAGGCTAGAGAAAATCAATTAATTTATCTTGCAACAGAATTAGCTGAACAGCAACTTAGAGATGGAACAGCATCATCTCAAGTAATAACTCATTATCTCAAACTTGGAACAACCAAAGAAAAAATAGAAAAAGAAATTTTGGAAAAACAAAAAGATTTAATAGAAGCAAAAACTAAAGCATTAAAAACAGCAGAACACACCGAAGAATTATATGCTGAAGCGATTGCTGCTATGCGTCTTTACAACGGCTCAGATAATCCGAAGGACAGTGAATTAGATGAACCAAATTAAGACATATAATGAACTAATTAAATTACAAAGTTTCGAAGAAAGATTTAATTATCTAAAGTTGGATAGTGTAGTAGGTGTTTCTACATTCGGATATGATAGATATTTAAATCAGATATTTTATAGATCAGCTGAATGGAAACAAATTAGAGATAAAGTTATTATAAGAGATAATGGTTGTGATTTAGCTTTTCCTGAATATTATATATATGGCAAAATACTTATTCATCATATTAATCCAATCACTAAAGATGATATTTTAAACAAATCATATAAATTATTTGATTTAAATAATTTAGTATGCGTTAGTAAAGAAACTCATGATGCAATACATTATTCAAGTGATGAAATAATAAGTAAGGAACCAATAGCAAGAACAAAAAATGATACATGTCCATGGAGACATTGAAAGGAGTTAAAATGAAATTTAATAAAAATTATTCAAAGATTTCAACAAAGAACAACAAACAAGATAATGCCGAAAATGTGACAGAAGAGGATGTTAAAAACGAAGAAGTTGAAGTTAAAGAAAAAGAAGAAGTAAAGGAAGAAAAGAAGGAAGTCACAGGTAAAGTTAATGCTGTTTTATTAAATGTACGTAAGGAACCTTCTAAAGAATCTAAAGTAATAAAACAAATAAAGAAGCATGATGAAGTTGTAATATTAGAAGACGCAAATAAAGAATTTTATAAAATTAAATGCAAAAATAAAGAGGGATATTGTATGAAACAATTTATTACCTTATAAAAAGGGGGTATTGAAAATGAATGAAAGTATATTAACATCTATAAAAAAGTTAATTGGCATAACAGAAGATAATACTGACTTTGATATGGATATTATAATACATATTAATTCTGTTTTTGTTATACTACATCAATTAGGAGTTGGTCCAGATGATGGTTTTTCAATATCTGATTCAAATAAAGTATGGAGTGATTATATAGATAATAATAAATTGTTTAATACTGTAAAATCATATATGTACTTAAAAGTCAAATTATTATTTGATCCACCAACAAATTCCTCTGTAAGAGAAGCTAATAATAATATGTTAGATGAGTTAGAATGGCGCATAAATTTACAACATGAATCATCAGAAAGTGAGGGCTAATATGTGGCAATATCAAAATACTGATGAACTTTATCATCATGGTGTAATCGGTATGAGATGGGGTGTAAGACGATATCAAAATAAGGATGGCTCTTTAACTGCTGCTGGTAAAAAGAGAGCTAAAAAATTAGAAGATAAATATTATGAATTGACAAATAAAAAACTAAATCCAAAAAATAACCCTAGTTCTAATATAAGTGATACTCCCACTCGTAAGAAGACATATTATAAAGATGCTAGTGACAATGATTTACAAAAGGCTACAAATAGATTAAGAATGGAAAATGAATTCCTAAATCAAGTTAATATAAATAAGAAATATTTTCCAGCTAAAGTAAAAAAATCGCCATTAGCAGTTAGAGCAGTTAAATCTGCTATATCTGAAGTTATCGCCCCTGCCGGAAAAAATGTAGCTAGGAATTATTTAGAAAGATTAGGAAAGAGTTACGTTGACAAACAATTTTCTGGAGCATCAAGTGCTGCTAAAGAAGTAAATAAAGTATATAAATCAGAAGCAAAACAAGTTGAAAAGATATTAAAAAAGAATATGGATAGAGCTACAAAAGAGATAAATAAAGAAATAGGCAAATCTTATATACAAGAAATAGAGAGTACACCAGCAGAAACAAAAACATCTTTAGGCACAGTAACAGTTGATAAAGAAAAAATATTAAAAGAATTAAAAAAGAATAAGAAAAAGTAAGGAGTAATATAATATGTTATCTAATACAGCAACTCCTAAATATTATGGTATGTTTAGAGATGCTGTAATAAAAGGAGAAATACCGGTTTGTGAAAATATATCGATGGAGATGAACAGAATCGATTCTTTAATTGCTAATCCTGGTATATGGTATGATGATCAGGCAGTTGAAGGTTTTATAAGGTATTGTGAAAATGAGTTAACTTTAACGAATGGCGATGATTTAGTATTATTAGACACTTTTAAATTATGGGCTGAAGAAATCTTTGGTTGGTACTATTTTGTTGATAGAAGTGTATACGTTCCTGGAAAAGATGGACATAATGGACACTACATTAATAAAAGAATAAAGAAAAGATTAGTTAATAAACAATATTTAATAATAGCCAGGGGTTCAGCAAAGTCACAATATGAATCATACATTCAAAGTTACTTCTTAAACATTGATTCTTCAACAACGCATCAGGTTCATACTGCGCCAACTATGAAACAAGCGGAGGAGGTATTAGCTCCTATAAGAACTTCTATAACTCGTTCCAGGGGCCCTTTATTCAAATTCCTAACAGAAGGTTCAATAAATAATACAACTGGTTCAAAGGCGGACAGAGTCAAATTAGCGTCTACTAAGAAGGGTATTGAGAATTTCATTAATGGTTCGTTGTTAGAAATAAAACCAATGACAATAGATAAGCTTCAAGGTTTAAATAGTAGGATAAATACTGTTGACGAATGGTTGTCAGGAGATGTTAAGGAAGATGTTATTGGCGCATTAGAACAGGGTGCTTCTAAAAATGATGATTATTTAATACTTGCAGTTAGCTCTGAAGGTACGGTAAGAAATGGTCCAGGAGATACTATCAAAATGGAGCTTTCTGACATACTAAAAGGAGAATATAACAATCCACATGTATCTATATGGTGGTATAAATTAGATAGCATAGATGAAGTAGCCGACCCTAATATGTGGGTAAAGGCTAATCCAAATATTGGAAAAATTGTAAGTTATGAAACATATCAATTAGATGTAGAAAGAGCCGAAAAAGCTCCTGCTACAAGAAATGATATTTTAGCAAAAAGATTTGGTATACCGATGGAAGGCTATACATATTTCTTTACATATGAAGAAACACTTAAACATAAAAGAAGAGATTTTTGGAATATGCCATGTTCTCTTGGAGCAGACTTATCACAAGGCGATGACTTTTGTGCTTTTACATTTTTGTTTCCATTACAGGGTGGTGCATTTGGCATAAAGACAAGAAATTATATAACTGAGAGAACATTGAAAAAATTATCTCCAGCTATGAGACTTAAATATAATGAGTTCATAGATGAAGGTAGTTTAATAGTAATGCAAGGTACAGTATTAGATATGATGCAAGTTTATGATGACTTGGATAATCATATCATGGAGAGACAATATGATGTTAGGTGTTTTGGATTCGATCCATATAATGCAAAAGATTTTGTATCCAGATGGGAGCAAGAAAATGGGCCATTTGGTATAGAAAAAGTAATACAAGGAGCAAAGACCGAATCCGTACCATTAGGCGAATTAAAAAAATTAGCAGAAGATAGAATGTTAATCTTTGATGAAGAACTAATGACATTTACAATGGGTAATTGTATTACTTTAGAGGACACAAACGGTAACAGAAAATTATATAAGAAACGATATGACCAAAAAATTGATGCTGTTGCTGCTATGATGGACGCATATGTAGCTTGTAAAAATAATAGAGAAGCTTTTGAATAATATAAAATATGGAGGATAATAAAAATGGCAAACGCAAATTCAATGTATGTGGTTACTACTAGTGATGAGACATCCGAGACCTTAAAATATGTATCGATGATAGCTACTAATATTGTATATACAGATTCTAATATACAAAAAGCTATTATAGTTAGTAACGAAGATTTGGCCACATCTCTAAAAGAGATAGTTAGTTCTTTTGATACAGATAATGTATATGTGGCAAAGTCTGTAACATTAATTGATGTTCAAACGGAAACTGATACTGAAGCAAATACAGATACAGAAATAGGGAATGACGAATAAATAAGGAGGATAATATATGAAAGGAAAATTTAATGTTGAAATAGACGAAGACGGTCTATTACATTCAGCTACCTATCTTGGTACCGATGTAACGGCTTATTTGAAGCATTATAAATATATAAGAAAATATCAAAAAAATGGACACACTTATTATGTATATGATGATGCAGAATCAAAAATAAGAGACAAAATATACAATAATACTATTGAAAAAAGTATGAAAAGTGAGAACGGTTATTCATATACAAATAAATACGGTCAATATACTACGCATAAAAGACTTGGTAAAACTACTACTAATACAACTACTCTTGGTGGTAAGAGTTCACATTATAGACAAACCACAGCTGATAAGGCGAAAGAGACATTTTATAATAACTATCAAAAACATAAGGTACAAAAATTAAAAGATATTCCAAGAAAAATACATGCAAAAGGTTTAAGTTTCATATCAAATATATTGAGACGTATCAGAGGAGATTAAAAATATATAAGGAGGATTCAAAATGGAGATGACTGTTAAATCAAGAATAAAACATGCTTGGAATGCTTTCTTTAATCGAGATATTTCGAATCCATACAATAATTTTAGTACTGGTTCATATTATAGACCAGATAGAATACGATTATCAAGAGGTAACGAACGTTCAATAGTAACATCTATATTTAATAGAATATCATTAGATGTTGCTGCTATAGATATAAAACATTGTAGAATAGACGAAAACAATCGATATAAGGAAGATATCAATTCCCATCTCAATAATTGTTTGTCTATTGAGACTAATTTAGACCAAACACCTAGAGCTTTTATACAAGATATCGTCATGTCTATGTTTGATGAAGGTTGTGTTGCTATTGTTCCAGTAGATACAACAACTAATCCTAATATAACTAACTCTTATGATATATTAACAATGAGAGTTGGTAAAATTGTTGAATGGTATTCAGATAGAGTAAAAGTTAGTATATATAATGATAATAATGGAATTAGACAGGAAATAATATTACCAAAAAATATTATATGCATTATAGAAAATCCTCTATATGCTGTAATGAATGAACCAAACTCAACATTACAGCGTTTAATGCGAAAATTAGTATTACTTGATTCGGTTGATGAACAAACAAGTTCTGGTAAATTAGATTTAATAATTCAATTACCATATGTTATTAAATCTGAAGCTAGAAAAGAACAGGCTAATTTAAGAAGAAATGAAATAGAGAGACAATTATCAGGTTCAAAATATGGTATTGCATATACTGATGGTACAGAGAAGATAACACAATTAAATCGACCATTAGAAAACAATTTAATGAAACAAATAGAATATTTAACGAGTATGCTTTATAGCCAGTTAGGTATTACGCAAGAAATATTAAATGGTACAGCTAATGAAGAGGCTATGTTAAATTATTATTCTCGTACTATAGAACCTATAGTGTCAGCTATAACAGATGAAATGAAAAGAAAATTCTTATCAAAAACAGCAAGATCTCAGGGTCAAACAATAATGGCTTTTAGAGACCCATTTACTTTAGTTCCTGTTAGTAATCTTGCTAAAATTGCAGATACATTTACTAGAAATGAAATAATGACGTCTAATGAAATTAGACAAATAATAGGTTTAAAACCATCAACAGACCCAAAAGCAGACCAGTTATTAAATAGTAATCTTAATCATCCAGATAATATTAATGAAGAATATCCAGATGAATTTAAAGATAATGCTAATGATGTTGATGAATATCAAGAAAAATAATAATTTAAAAATAATGAAAGGAGGATATCATGGAATATGATTTTGGTGGTTGGGCTACTAGAAATGACATAAAATGCTCAGATGGTAGAACAATTAGAAAAGATGCTTTCAAAGATAATGACGGAATGACCGTACCATTAGTTTGGAATCATCAACATAATGACCCAAACGAAGTATTAGGACATGCTTTATTAGAAAATCGTTCAGATGGTGTTTATGCTTATTGTAAATTTAACGATACTGATTCTGGTAAAACTGCTAAAGAATTAGTCAAGAACGGTGATGTAAGTAGTTTATCTATTTATGCTAATAAGTTAGTATCTAAAATGAACGATGTCGTTCATGGTTGCATAAGAGAAGTTAGTTTAGTTTTGGCTGGTGCTAATCCGGGCGCTTATATAGATGCTGTTATGCAACACAGTGCCGATTCTGAAGAAGATGAGGGTGAAGGAACGATATATACAGATGAAAATATTGAATTTATTGATGAAGAAAATGAAAATAATATGGAAGAAAATAACGCAACTTCATCTGTTGAGCAAAATAAAGACAATATTAAAATTGAAGATAATAAATCTGATGATTTAAAACATTCAGATGATAAAGTAGGAGGTAAAGACATGGAAGAGAAGAAAAAAGAACCAGTTGCTGAAAATACAGAAGAAACAGTAGCTGATGTATTTGAAACTTTAACTGAAAAACAAAAAGATGCTGTATATTCTATAGTTGGTCAAGTTATAAGTGACAACGAATCTAAAAGAGAAGGAGAGAATGAAATGAAACACAATGTATTTGAAAATGATAATAATGAAGAAGTTATAACACATTCAGAAATAGTAGCAGATGCTATAAAAGATGCTAAGAAAATTGGTTCAATGAAAGAAAGTTTTATAGAACATGCCGCTATTAATAATATTACAGATATTGATAAATTATTCCCAGAAGCAACAGAATTATATAAAGAACCAAGAATGATCGAGGAGGACCAAAGTTGGGTTGCTAAAGTTATTAATGGAGTTAAGCATACTCCATTTTCTAGAGTAAAAGCTACTTTTGGAAGAATGACAGAACCACAAGCAAGAGCAAAAGGATATATTAAAGGTGAAAAGAAGACAGATATTCAAATGGCAGTATTAAACAGAGTAACAACTCCTGTAACTGTATATATTAAAAACGAAATAGATAGAGACGATGTTGTAGATATTACGGATTTTGACGTTGTTGCTTGGCAAAAGAGAGAAATGAGAAAAGAATTGGATAAAGAATTAGCAAGAGCTGTTCTTATTGGAGATGGTAGAAATGCATCTGACGCTGATAAAATAAATGAAGGAAACATCAGACCTATTCTTACAGATGATGATATGTTTACTATAAAATATGAAGTAAAAGACGGAACAGATTATGATTCTACAAAATCTAGCGATTCTCTAGCAAAAGGAATTATAAGAGCTGCTATAAGAGCTAGAAAACAATATAAGGGTTCTGGTAGTTTATCATTCTATACAACAGAAGATGTATTAACAGATTTATTGTTAATTGAAGATTTAAATGGACATAGAATCTATAAGAGTATTAATGAAGTAGCAATGGCTATGGGTGTTAGAGATATAATCACTATTCCAGAAATGACAGATGTTGCTTCAACAACTTATGGTATATTGACAAATCTTGCTGATTATACTATGGGCGCTGATAAAGGTGGATCAGTAAACATGTTTGATGATTTTGATATTGATTATAACCAAATGAAATATTTGATGGAAACAAGATGTTCTGGAGCATTAACAGTTCCTTATTCAGCAATAGCGTTAAATGTTTCAACAACAAGTAATTCATCAACGACTACTACTGATGCACAAGGGTAATTATCAAAATAGAGGAGAAAAATAGTGTCAAAATTTTATGGTAAGATTGGTTATTCAATAACCACTGAGACAGAACCTGGCATATGGGAAGAAACCGTAAATGAAAGAACTTATAGTGGTGACGTAACAAAATTAACGTCCCGTTATCAAACTAGTAATCAGGTCAATGATAATATAACTATTAATAATATAGTAAGTATTGTGGCTGATCCATATGCCAGTGCTAATTTTCAGCATATAAAATATGTTGAATTGTGGGGTACTAAATGGAAGGTAAATAGTGCTGAAATTGAGTATCCTAGAATTATATTAACATTGGGAGGTATGTATAATGAAAACGCGTTTGGAACTACATAATAAATTAGTTGAATTATTTGGTTCTGATAGAGTGTATTATCAACCTCCAGAAAATTTAAAGATGGAATATCCGGCTATCGTGTACACAATAAATGATATGTATAATGCTTTTTCCGACGATATAAAATATTATAACAGGAAGCAATATAAGATTACTATTATCGATAAAAAACCGGATAATATAGTCATTAGTAAGATATTAGATTTACCATTATCTTCTTATGACAGACATTATGCTACAAATAATTTAAATCATGATGTAATAACATTATATTATTAAGGAGGAATTAATTATGGGAAAACTTGTATGGGATAAACAAGGCGAAAGATATTATGAAACAGGTGTTAGTAAAGGTGTGTTATATCCAATGTCAAATGGTGCATATCAAACAGGTGTTGTATGGAATGGTTTAACACAAGTATCAGAATCACCAGAAGGTGCTGAAACAACAGCTCTATATGCAGACAACATTAAATATTTAAATTTACAATCAGTTGAGGAATTTAAAGCTACTATTGAAGCTTACACATATCCTGACGAATTTGCTGCTTGCAATGGCGAAACAAATTTAGCAGACGGCGTACAAATTGGTCAGCAAAAACGTATACCATTTGGTTTGTCTTATCAAACAAAAATTGGTACAGATGATGATCCTGAAAAGGGATATAAAATTCATATTATATATGGTGCTTTAGCAGCTCCATCAGAGAAAGCTTACGCTACTGTTAATGATAGTCCTGAAGCTATCACATTCTCTTGGGAAGTTTCTACAACACCAGTAGAAGTTGAAGGATTCAAACCAACAGCTTCTGTTGTTATCGATTCTACAAAAATATCAGCAGACGCTTTAAAGAATCTAGAAAATTATTTATATGGTACAGATGACGCTGAAGCAGCTATTCCACTACCAGATAAAATTGTAGAATTAGTAAGTTCAAATTCAACTTCAGAATCAACAGATACAACAACTACTGATACTGATGCACAAGGATAATTTAATTATATTTATCAAATAGGAGGCATTATGCCTCCTTTATTTTTTATTTTAGAGAGGAGAATATTAGTATGTTAACAAAGACTATAAAATATACAGATTATAATGGAGACGAAAGAGAAGAAAAATTCTTATTTAATTTAACAAAGGCCGAATTAATGGAAATGGAATTAGGAACAACTGGAGGTTTAACAGAAACTATAGAGAGAATAATAAATACTCAAGATGTTCCTAGTATAACAAAATTATTTAAAAAATTATTATTAAGTTCATATGGTGTAAAAAGTGAAGATGGTAAAAGATTTATAAAAATAGACAAAGAAGGAAATCCATTATCAAATGATTTTTCTCAATCAGCTGCGTTTTCTGAATTATATATGGAATTAGCAACTGATGCTGAGAAAGCTACAGAATTTGTAAAAGGAATTATACCATCTGACATAGATACATCAGAGGTTAATAATAATGCTGAATTAAAAAAATTTATAGAAAGTAAAGAAAAATAGAGGTGTGTAAATGCTTAATATAACGGTGCCATCATTAGAATTATATGACGATGTTAATAATTTATTCATAAACACAAAAGAAACTAAATTATGTTTAGAACATTCTTTAGTTTCAATTTCTAAATGGGAATCTAAATGGAATAAACCATTCTTATCAAAAGATCAAAAAACAATAGATGAAACTATTGATTATGTTAAATGTATGACTATAACACAAAATATAGATAATAATGTATATAAATGTTTATCAAAAGAAAATATTAAAGACATTAACGAATATATAGATGCACCGATGACTGCTACTACTTTTTATGATACAAGAAAAAATGTTGGTCATAAGGAAATTATAACATCTGAATTAATATATTATTGGATGATATCACTAAATATACCAATGGAGTGTCAAAGATGGCATCTTAATAGATTATTAACTTTAATAAGAATATGTAATATTAAGAATGACCCTGGTAAAAAGATGAGCAGAAACGAGATAATGAGTAGAAACGCAGCTCTAAATGCAGCAAGAAGAAAGAAATTTAATACTAGGGGGTAATAAGGTATGAGTCATATAATTTCTGTTACTCATAAAGGCGATTTCTCAAATACCACCAAATTTTTAAATAAAATATCCGGTGGTAAATATCTAGATAATTTATTAAACAAATACGGTAAAATGGGAGTTGACGCGTTAAGTTCAGCAACGCCAAGAGATACTGGTTTAACTTCTCAATCTTGGTATTATGAAATAGAACACCCTAGTAATGGGGTTATATCTATTGTATGGTATAACTCAAATTATATTTATGAAAATAATCAAGTTTCAGTAGCAGTATTACTGCAATATGGTCATGCTACTAGAAACGGTGGATGGGTTGAAGGCAGAGATTATATAAATCCTGCTATTCGACCAATTTTTGACCAAATAGCAGAAGATGCGTGGAAGGAGGTCATAAAATAATGAGTAAATCTGTAGATGAGAGAATTGTTCAAATGAAATTTGATAATAAGCAATTCGAACAAGGCGTTAGCCAAACTATGTCTACATTAGATAAATTTAAAGCTAAACTCAATTTGACCGGCGCAACAAAAGGTCTAGAAAATATTAAAACCTCTGCTAAAAACGTTAATCTCGCTGATTTAAGTAAAGCAATCGATACTGTAAATAGTAGATTTTCAACGATGGGTATAATTGGCACAACAGCTTTAACCAGAATAACCAATTCTGCAATTACAGCAGGTAAGAATATTGTTTCAACTCTAACAAATTCTGTTATAACTGGTGGTAAGAATAGAGCACAAAATATAAAAAATGCTAAATTTCAAATTGAAGGTTTACTTGGTACAGAGGAATATAAAAAGAAATGGGCTAGAATTGATGAAAGTATAAATTATGCTGTTAAAGACACCGCATATGGATATGATTCAGCAGCAAAAGCCGCATCACAATTGCTTGCTTCGCAAGTTGAGATAGGTGAACAAATGGATAGTTCTTTAAGAGCTATTTCAGGTGTAGCTGCTATGACTAATAGTTCTTATGACGATATTTCGGCTGTATTTACAAGAGTTGCAGGTCAAGGTCGTGTTATGGCCGATGATTTAAACTCCTTGGCATCAAGAGGTATGAATGCTGCCGCGACATTAGGTGAGGCTATGGGTCATACTGAATCCGAAATTAGAGATATGGTTTCTAAGGGAAAAATTAGTTTTAAAGATTTTGCTACAGCCATGGATGATGCTTTTGGAGCTCACGCTAAGAAAGGTAATGAAACATTTGATGGCGCTTTAAATAATATGAAAGCTGCAGCAGCAAGAGTTGGTGAAAAAATATGGGACCCATTACTTGATAATTTAAGAGATGTATTTAATGGTGTAAGAAAAAATATTAATGCTATAAATAATTTATTAGGTCCGAAAGTTGACGGGAAGATTGTTGAGAATTCACCAATAGGACAAATAAATAAATTTTTAACGACTGTGTTACAAGGTATAAAGTCCTTTTTAGAAGGAACAGATAAGGTATCATCAAAGATAAGAAGTATTTTTGATGGCGTTGACAATATAGTAAAGCCAATATCTACTATAAATAATGCCGTTGATACAGTAAAAGATAATTTAAAAGATTACAATAAATTAGTTGACGAAATTATATATGGAACCTGGGATAATGGCTTAAAAAGACGAGAAAAATTAACAGAAGCTGGATATCATTATGAAAAAGCTCAGAATATGGTTAATGAACGTTTAGGTTGTGCTTTTAGATATGAATTAAAATATAATGAAAGTATTGAGGAAACTACTAAAGCAGAAGAGAAAAATATTGACACAAAGGGTGAGATGCTTGAACAATTAAATTCATTATCAGATGCTCAATTAAGAAGTCAAGGTTATACTGATGAGCAAATTGATTCAATTAGAAGTATAAATACTCTAGCTAAAAAATTAGGATACACTGTTCAAGAACTTATAAATAAAGATCAAGAATTACGAGATGCTGGTTCTGAAAATGGATTAACAACAATGTGGATATTGTTTGATTCATTATCAAATATAGGACAAGCTCTTAAAAATATAATATCTGCGATCGGTCAAGCTATATCTGATGCTTTTAGATCAGATAATACTAATCTTATATTTGATTTAGTAACTGGTATCCATAATATAACAGAAAAAGTTAAGAAATTTACAGAAACTGCTGGACCAAAAATAATGAGGATATTAAGAGGTTTATTCTCTATAATAAGTCTTATTGTCGATATTATTGTTGGGACAGCACAAACAGCGTTTAATATATTAATAAGTATATTTAATGCTTTGTTCGAACCAATAAATACAGTTAACGGTGGTTTATTAGAATTATTAGCTAAATTAGGCGATCTTATATATAATGGTGTTCAATGGGTCAAGAATAATAGCCTATTAGTTGATACTTTTAATGCAATAATATATACAGTGCAAGATGCGATAAGAAGGTTCACTAATTATATAAAGACAAATGAGAAAATACAAACTATTATTAAGAAAGTAACAGATTTATTTAATAAACAGAAAGAGAGTATACACTCGTGGATAAAAGGTTTACTAGAAGCCGATAATAAAATGCGATATATTTTTGGAAATATGATAAAAATTATAAAGAATTTTCTTAATAATACAGGATTTTCAAATCATATACCTAAAAATATATTTCAAGGTTTAGTAAATGGTATAAAGACTTATGGCGGAAAAGCTATAGAAATGATTGCTAATTTCTTTATTAATTTTATTGATAAAGCCAAGGAAATATTAGGAATTCATTCGCCATCTAAAGTATTTTATGCTATTGGCGGATTTATAGTAGCAGGCTTAATAAGTGGTTTTAAAGATGGTGAAAAAGATATCATTGAAGCTTTAAAAACAGGGTTCAATAATATAATTTCATATGTTAAGAATATACCATGGGGCAGTATATTCGTTGGTGGTTTAACAACAGCCTTAGTATACAGTGTTGTGCAGGTTAGTAACAGTATATCAAAAATTGCAGGTGCGATAGAAAACGCCACTTCATTTTTAAATGATATAGGAACCGCTATAACAGATATATCAGGATCATTCAAAAATATTGGATTATCTATGATATTAAAATCAATAGCGTTAATAATAGTTGCTATAGCAGGAGCTTTATTTATAATATCTCGAATAAACGCTGATAGATTATGGCCAGCAGTAGGAGCATTGTCAACTATATTAGGAGTTTTAACAGCTTGTATTGCTGCTCTAATAGCCATCGATAGATTAAATATAAATAAATTTACAAAGAGTAAAGTCGACTATAAAGGTTTAGCTTTATTGTTCGTCGGTATGGGAGCTTCCTTATTACTAATAGCAAAAGCTATTGAGACGTTAGGTAATTTAGAAAGGGGACAATTAGCGCAAGGTGTGGCTGTTACAATTGGCATAATTGCGGCAATAGCAGCGATAGCATTCGTATTAAATAAAGCTAAAAATATAAATAAGGCAATTAAGAATGCTAGTAATTCATTATTAAAGACTGTTGCTGCTATACTTGTACTCGCCTTTGCCATGAAGATGTTTGGTAATTTATCTGTAGATCAAATAACAAAAGGTATTGTTTGCATTGGAGCGTTAAGTACATTCATAATAGCTATGATTGCTATATCAGCATTGTCTGGTGAATATTCAGATAAAGCTGGAAATATGGTATTGAAGATAGCTGCTAGTATGCGAATTATGGCAAGTGCTATGAAAGCTATCGGTAAAATGGATAAAGCTGAATTAAAACAAGCTTTAGACACAATAAAAACTTTATCATTAATCATAGCAGCTTTTATAGGATTGGGCCGTTTTGCTAAATCAGAAATGACATCTATAGGATTGATGATGTTATCATTATCTGGTGCATTGCTAATAATAACAGGCGTCATGTACTTAATGAAAGGTCTTACATTAACAGATATGTTAAAAGGGGCAGCCGTGATGGGTGCTCTTTATGTATTCATATACGCTATGGTGCAAATAACAAAAGATTATAAAGCTAAAAACTTAGCAGAACTTGGTTTATTGATGATGCAAGTAGCATCAGCAATATTAATTATATCTTTGGCCATAGCTATACTAGGTTTTTTAAAAGAAGATCAATTAAAAAGAGGAACTACAGTTATGATAGCATTGGGTGCTATGATGGCTGCTCTTATATATGTGGCGAAGGACGCTCAACCAACTCAATCAGCTGTTAAAATGTTAAGAACGGTTTTAATAGGATTAGCTCTATTAATAGCTGGAGTTATAGGTTTATCATTTATAGAAGGTGATAAGTTAGAAACAATTATGAAATCTATGGCTATGTTAATTACTTCTCTAGCGGCTGTGATTTATGCTTTAGGCAACATAAAAATAGATAATGAATCGATGAATACAAATATAAAAGCTTTAGCTAAATTATTACCAATAATGGCAGCCGTCGGCGTTATAGTAACATTAATATCTAAGATTCCAACAAATAGTTCTGTTATAAATAACGCTATAGCTATATCTATATTAATGGGTGCGTTAGCTGGTATGTGCTTTGCTATTAAAAAAATAGAGAAAGTAAAAATAAATAAAAGTACCATAGCCACAATGCTTGTGTTAGAAGCATTAATGGTACCATTAGCCGGTATAATAAAAGCTATGTCTGCCACTAGTAACGCTAGCTCAGTAATCGCTAATGCTACAGCTTTAAGTATATTAATGAGTACTTTATCTGGTATCGTTGCGGGTATAATGTTACTTTCTAAGTATACAAAAGCCAAAAATAGTTTTGCTTCTATTGCTATATTATTAGTTGGTTTAACTGGAATGATAGCTTTGACTCAAGCTTGTGTTGGTGTATTAAAAAGTATGGATGGCATGAGCGTTGATTTAAATAGCGTTAAGGCTTTATCTGTTATGATGTTAACACTATCTAGCATTATAGCTATATTTGTTGGGATTGGTGCATTAATAGGTAAACTTGGTGACGGAGCTGGCTTACTGGGGGCATTAGCTGTTGTGGCCATTGGCTTAGCTGGTATGGCTGACGTGATAGATTTAGCTCAAGCTTGTATCGGCGTATTAAAAAGTATGGACGGAATGGAAACAGCAGAAAAAAACGCTGAAGTTCTTGGTTCTTTCATGAAAACGTTAGCGGATGTGCTATTTCAAATTAGCATTGTTGCACCACTAGCATTAGTAGCAGACGTTGCTTTAACCGGTCTAGTAGGTTTAATAGGTATTATTGGTACATTTGCAACAGCAGTTGGTGCATTAATGGATAAATTTCCGAAGTTAGAAGAATTCTTAGATAAAGGATTGCCAATATTAGAGAAAATTGCAAAAAGTATTGGAACTGTTTTAGGTAATTTAATTGGTGGATTTCTATCTGGTGCAACAGCGGGCATAGAAGATATAGGAACAAGGCTTTCTAACTTTGCAAACAATCTTTCGCCATTCCTTACAACAATGGACTCTATAAATAGTAATATGATAAATGGAATGGATATATTAACAGAAACTATTCTTAAATTAACAGCTGCTAAATTTATAAATAATATACTTGATATCATATCTTTGGGCAAAACTTTTGCTGAATTAGGAACAAGATTATCAGATTTTGCTAAAAATGCATCTGGGTTTATAAATACGGTAGCCGGCGTTGATCCAAAAGCTTTAGAAGGTGCCAAAAATCTTGCCGATGCAGTATTATCGTTTACCGCCGCTGGATTTTTAGATGCTATTGCTGGTTGGCTTAAAGGTGAAATCAATTATGAAGCTTTTGCTAATAATATTGGAAAATTTGGAACAGGTATAAAAACTTTTATAACAGAAATATCATCATTAGAAGAAGGTATTGATTTAAACACCATTAGCACAGCGTGTGAAGCTTTAAAAACAATAGCTGAAGCATCAGAAAGTATACCTAAGATTGGCGGCATGATGCAAGCTATTAATGGTGAAACTGATTTAGAAGGTTTTGCTGATGCTATGCCAGAACTAGCTGAAGGTATTAAAGGTTTCATAAACGGTATTAAAGATATTGACGACAAACAATTAACTAAAGTAGATTCGTTTACAAATGCTATGAAGGCAATAGCTGATGTCGCTAATGCGGTACCAGCAACTGATGGTTGGAAACAGAAGATAGCTGGTACAAAAGATTTAGCAGGTTTTGCTGGAGATCTAGGCGGAATTGCAGAATCTTTTAGAGGAATGATATACGAGCTAACAAAAGTAGAAGACAATGGAGTAACTTTAGTAAATGATAGTTCTATTGAATTAGCTAATAAATTTATAAATGCTTTAAAGAGTATAATTGAAGCAGCAAATAGTATGCCAGATTCTAAGTGGGGTGATAATAAAGCTGAACAGTTAGTAAAATTCGCAGCCAAATTAGGCGAAATAGCTGAATCATTTAGAGGCGCTGTTTGGGAATTAAAAAAAGATAATGTCTTAGATGAATTTGGTATAAACGCCATGACATCATTTATACAATTTTTATATGGTTTATCTAGTTTAAAAGATGTGAACATTGAAGAAAAAGGTAAGCAATTGGAATCTGCCACAGGTAGTATGATATCAGTAAGTCATAAAATGAAAGAACTTTTTGAAAGTTTTAAAGACTTAACAGTTGAAACAATAGAAGCAATAACCGAAAAAATTGGCAATATTATAGAAGTGTTTACTAGTTTTAATACTATTGAAGATGTTAACTTAGGAGATAAAGGGACCGCGTTAGAAAGTTTTGGCGGTTCTCTAATTTCGTTCTGTAACAAATTAAATGAAGCATCTAATAGTTTAAATGGAATAGATAGCGATACGTTAGAAGGAAATATAAACAAAATAAAGAAATTTGAGGAAGCTGCAACTAGTGTAAACGAAATAGACGGAAGTAAAATTGAAGCTTTTGCTGATTCGTTAAAGAAACTTAGTGAAAGCGGAGTATCAGCATTTAGCGATAATATGTCAAGTGAAGATTCTAAGAACAAAGCTATTAATTCTGTTAGTGCTTTTATAGACTCAGCAAAAGATGCGGTTAATGAAGAACGTAAATCTGCTGTTCAAACAAGATTTACTGAAATATCTACATCAGCTATAAACGGCTTAGACAATAATGGTGAGACAACAACAAAATTTTATGAAGCAGGTTCAAATTTCGTTCAAGGATTTGTAAATGCAATCAATAATGAAAACAAGGCTTATACTGCAGCATATAATTTAGGTCTTAGAGCAGTGAAAGGTGTTAAAGCAGGTACTGATGAACGTTCGCCATCCAAATTAACATTCCAAACAGGTAAATATTTTGTTCAAGGATTTATTAATGGCGTAAATAAATATGCTGGTAATTTATATGATAATGTCTATGAATTAGGAAATGGCACAACAAACGAATTTACAAATGTTATATCAAGAATATCAGACATAATAAATTCAGATGTGGACGCACAACCAACAATAAGACCTGTTCTAGATTTAAGTGATGTTGAATCTGGAGCAAAATCTATAAATTCAATGCTTAACATCGGAAGCAATATTGGTTTATCTTCAAACTTATCATCAATATCAACAAGCATAAATAGGCAGCTTCAAAATAGAGGAAATAATGATGTTGTATCAGCAATAGATAGTTTATCTAAATCATTAAGTGGTAATACAGGCAATACATATAATGTAAATGGCATAACATATAATGATGAGGGTGATGTATCTGATGCAATAAGAACATTAATAAAAGCTACACAAATAGAAAGGAGGATGTAAAAGATGGGTTTAGAAAATAATAAATGGCGTGTCGTAAAAGGCGATTGCCTTTGGAATATTGCTAAATCAGTTTATAAGAATCCATATAGATGGACAGAAATAGCCAAAGCTAATGGTTTGGCAACAAGTGGTAATCCTATCATCTATCCAAAACAATTATTAATATTACCAGGAATAACACCAGGCTCATCTTCTACTTCCGCTGAACCAGCAGCAAAGCCTACAACATCTGCTGTTAATATAGATTGGTATGCTTTACGTGCTGGAACAGAACGTGATATGGAATGTTTTTGGTCATGGAGTAAAAGCCCAAATAAATATTGGGTAAGATGGGAAGCATGGGACTCAAACAATAGAAAAACTATAGTATCTGATCAAAGTTCGTATGACGCTTCTAATATTACACCAAATTCAAGACAGTCTTTTGATGATCTAGACGCTGGTGCTAGAATTAGTATAAGACCAGTAAAAGATGAGTGCGACGGAAATATTAATAATGAGAAAAATTTTCAAGATAATACAAAGTGGGCAATAAAGGATTATTACTTTAAGAATAATCCTCCAAAATTGCCACCAACTCCATCTTTATCTATCAATAGTAAAAATAAAGTTACTATAACAATTGAAAACATAGATAAAGATATAAATGGTAATCAAATAGAAATTGCAATATATAAAAATGATACGACAAAATACAAAACAGCAACAGTATCAATTAATACTGACACTCATTTTGCTAAATATGAACAAACTGTTGATGCAGGACAAACATATAAAGCAAGATGCCGAGCTAAGAGAGGAAATATATACGGTGGTTGGACAGAGTTCTCAAATAGCGATCAGTCTGTTCCAAATGCACCAAAACAAATTACACAATTATATCCAAAATCAATAATGGATCAACAGGAAACTCAATATAACGTTTATATCGAGTGGTCAAATGAGAACACCGCTTCACATTATGTTATTGAATATACAACAAATCCTGCTTACTTTGATACATCTGGAAATGTAACTAGAGTAGAGACAGAAGATGGACAAGGACCGAAATATTTGATAACCGGAATAGAAGTTGGACATCAATATTATTTTAGGGTAGCTTCAATAAACGATAAAGGTCAATCTGTAGGTTGGACTCCTATAAAGTCTTTATCTTTTGGAACAAAACCTGCTCAACCAACAACGTGGAGTAATACTATATCTGCTATTGTAGGTGAAAACCTTAATTTATATTGGACACATAATGCGACAGATGGTTCTAGAGAGACTTATGCCAGATTACATTTTACATTAACTGACAGTAGTGATCCATCTGCCTCCCCAATAACAAAAACTATAACAGTACCAAATAGTCACGAGGCTTCAGATACGAGTAACACATTTGTTTATACTATTAATACTAGTGATTCACAATGGTCATTATTGTCTGAAGGATATTCTATAGAATGGAAAGTTCAGACAGCTGGTATAGCATCTGAATATAGTGATTATTCGATAGTTAGAAAAGTTAATGTATATACAAAGCCTGAATTAGTCTTAGATGTACAAAATAAGGACGGCGCTTCTGTTTCAGAAATAAACGAATTTCCATTTTACTTCGATTTATCAGCTTCGCCATATTCACAAACACCTATAAGCTATTATATAGAAGTTGTAGCAAATGAAGGGTATGAAACTATAGACGATTATGGTAATGTAAAAACTATAAATATTGGTGATAAAGTATATCAAAAATATTTTGATCCAGATTCAGATTCTTGGGAATTAAAAGCCGAAATGACTCCAGGATTAATAGATTTAGAAAATAATATAGATTACACAGTAACAGCTACTGTTTCTATGAATTCTGGTTTAACAGCTGAAGCTACTGCTACATATAAAGCATATGTAAGCGATACTTATTATGATATTGATGCCGACGTAGTAATAAATTATGAAACATTAGAGGCAACAATTCATCCTTATTGTTTAGAGAATAATTATGAATATACATTAACAGCGGAAGAACCATCGGATTGGTCTACAAACTGGACAAATTACTATACAAAATTAAATGATATTTACATGCCAGTAACTGATGAGACATCTCCTACTTGGGCTGCTGATACATATTATTCGAGAAGTGAAATACAAACTGAATACACAGCTAATTGTACTCTTTCTGTATATAGAAAAGAATATGATGGTTCATTTACACAAATAGCAGATGATATTGAAAATGTAGAAAATTTATATGTAACAGATCCGCATCCAGCTTTAGATTATGCTAGATATAGAGTTGTAGCTAGAACATCAGATACTGGCGCTATAAGTTATAGAGATATAGATAGTGTTAAAGTTGGTGTTACATCTGCTGTAATACAGTGGGCTGAAAAATGGAACAGCTTCATTACAGACTCTACTGGAGATGAAGAGGTTGAACCAGCATGGTCTGGCTCGATGTTAAAGCTACCGTATAATATTGACATTTCTGTAAGTAATGGTATTGATGTATCGCTTGTTGAATATGTTGGACGTCAACATCCTGTAAGTTATTATGGAACACAATTAGGTGAACAATTTAGTTGGAATATGGAAATACCGGCAGATGATGTTGAAACATTATACGGAATTAGACGTTTAGCAGCATGGACTGACAACGTTTATGTAAGAGATCCATCGGGGATAGGATATTGGGCTTCTATAACAGTAAACTATAATAAAAATCACGGAGAAGTTACGATACCTGTGTCATTTAATATAACAAGAGTGGAAGGAGGAATGTAATATGATTGACTGGAGTGAATCTATGTCACAAACATTTGAATATTACGAAGTAGATCCTAACACTTGGAAAGATATAAAATTAATAGATAACATAAAATCGTGCAATATTAAATATGATAGCAGTGCCGAAACACTCGGTTCTGCTACTATTAATATTGCTGACAGATTAGGAGAATGCTATATAAGAATTTATCTTATAGCAGTTCAAAATGGAGAAAAAGAAAAGCGTTGTTTAGGTACATATCTTGTTCAAACACCTTCATCAAGTTTTGATGGAAAACAAAGAAATGTGTCTATGGATGCTTATACACCATTATTAGAACTAAAAGAAAAACCAGTACCATTAGGTTATGCTTTATTAAAAGAAGACAATATAATGGAAGAGGCTTATAGATTAGTTAGAGAAAATTGTCGTGCACCAGTAGTTGAAACAGAAAGTGATGTAACTCTAAAAGATAATTTTGTTGCTAGTACTGATGATACTTGGTTAACATATATTACTGATTTAATAAAACAGGCTAATTATACTTTTTATCTTGATGAAGAAGGAAAGATATTATTTATGCCTAGTAAAACAGCTGATGAATTAACTTCTATATATACTTATAATGATGATAATAGTTCAATATTGTATCCAGATATTGACATTACTCATGATTTATATAATGTACCAAATGTCGTAGAGGTGTATGCTGATGCTGGAAGTACTATTAGATATTATAGAGCAGAAAACAACGACTCTGATAGTCCAACATCAATACAACAAAGAGGTAGAGAAATAATATATAGAGAAACGGAACCAAATTTACCAGCCTACCCAACCCAGAGTATGGTAGAAGAATATGCTAAGAATTTATTAAAGCAATTATCTTCTGTGGAATATTCAGTATCATATTCACACGGTTACTGTCCTGTTAGAGTTGGTGATTGCGTACGTTTAAATTATTCAAAAGCAGGTCTAAATAATGTTAAAGCAAAAGTTACTTCCCAAAGCATTAGATGCTCTACTGGATGTGAGGTAAGTGAAACAGCAGTATTTACAAGAAAATTATGGGAAGAATAGAAAGGAGAACATATGGCTCTATCAGAAAATTTAGTTAGTCAATTTGCAAAATTGTCAAATGACAAAAAAGATACTAATAAAACAGAGAGCGTAAAAGGAACATATAAGAAGATAGGCGATACTGAGTACGTTCAAATAGATGGGTCTGAAATATGGACTCCTGTTAAATCAACTGTTGAAGCTAAGAATGGTGAACAAGTAAAAGTTGAGATAAAAAATCATATAGCAACTATAACAGGTAATATTAGTAATCCTTCGGCTAGTAGCACATCAGTATCAACACTTGCTGATACTGTTGACGAACACGGAAACACAATTAAACAAATGAATAATACAATAACAGAACAAGGTTCAACTATTACTGTTATAGATTCAACGCTTAATACTGTAGAATCAACAGTAAATCAGTACAAATCAATTGTTGATTTACAAGAAGCAGCTATTAAAGCTCATGATTCTGCTATTGAAGCTAATAAAACAAATATTGAAATAAACTCAAGTGATATAAAATCACATGGTGACCAAATAACAAGTCTAAATACAACAATTAATGCTCAAAACACAACTATTAGCACGATGGATGATACTATTAAATCACAAGGTAATCAAATAATATTGGCGAATAATACTCTTGAGGCTTATGGTTCTAGAATACAAACAGCTGAAGATAATATAACATCTCAAGGTAATAAAATTACATTAATTGATAATACTGTTAGTGCACAGGGTAATGATATAGCAATAAACAATTCAAATATTCAGATTTTAAATTCAGGCTTCAAAATCGAGAATGGAAAGTTAACAGGTTTAAGTGCGATTGTTGTTGATGACCTTACTACTAACACTCTAGACGCAAAATATCTCACTGCAACCAACGCTGATATCAGATATGCACAGATAGATTTTGCTAATATTGATATGGCAGCAGTCGAAAAGTTATTTGCCGATTCTGGTATAATTAAAGACTTGGTTGTAGAAGAAGGAGCAATAACTGGAGAATTAGTTGGTGTAACAATTAAGGGTGATTTAATCCAAGGTAATACAATTGTTGCTGATAAATTAGTTGTGTTAGGTGAAGATGGTTTATATTATAAATTAAATAATCTAGGTGTAGCAGTTGAAGATGAACAAACGCAATATAACAGTTTGAATGGTAGTGTTATTACTGCTAAAACAATAACAGCAACTAAAATTAATGTTTCAGATTTAGTAGCTTTTGGAGCAACTATTGGTGGTTTTCATATAACAGATGACGCTATTTATTCTAAGATGAAAAACGCTATAGATAATCAGACACAAGGTTTATATATGAATTCTATGGGCGAATTAAATCTGGGGGATTCTAATAGTTTTATAAAATACTATAAGAAATCAGAAACATACGATTTATTAGCTGAAGAACCAGAGGATTGGGCAGACGATTATTCAAGTTATTATATATATAATGCTGAATTAGAGGCTTATACACCAGTTGTAGCTGAAGAAGCACCAGAATTTACAACTGACACTTATTATAGAAGAACAGAGATATATGCTATTGAGATAAGTGCCGATGAATTAAAATTTAGTACAAGTTCTAAGACAATCGATGAAGAAATGAACGATATGAGAAGCGATTTACAAGTCCAAATCACTAATAACGATGAACGTTTAACTAGTTTATCTAATATCTTTCAATTAACATCTGGTTCTAACTTAATACAAAATTCTGTCGGTTACTTATCAACAGGAACTGGAGATAATGCTACTCCAACAATGTGGACAATAGCAGACAGTACTGTAAATTATAAACCTTTTGGATATGATGATGATTTAATTGGAAGAACCGTATCAAGAGGGCAATTAACAATTGCAAATGGTAGTATGACTACCACAGATTATAATATTTGTGAAATTAACACAAATTCGACATTATCTTTATCATTTAAATACAAAAACGCATCAGATTCTACATCTAAAGTTAAGTTATACAATGGTGATATTATATATTTTGAACAAGAATTTACGGAAGCAGTAGAAGATTGGACTGAAGTTAAATCAACTTTCGATATTTTAGGTACTTCTACTTTATATTTGGAAATATCATCAACAAATACTGATGTATTATCAACAGAAGGCGTTGAAATATCAGATTTAATGTTAAATTATGGTGATGTTAAAGCTTGGGAACTTCATTCTAATGAAGTATTTAGTTCAATAATAAAGCTATCAAGTTTGGGTATAACAGTTACAGCAACAACTGCTAAAACAGTAACATATATGACTACAGATGGTATTCAAGTATATCACTGGACACCCGACAATTCTAATCCATACAAAGGTGTTGTTGGTGATTTAATTACTAAATTGACAGATTCTGGTGTATGGACAAATGAGATATACGCTAGTGGTGATATAATAAAAAATAATCTAGTAACAACATTAATTAACGATGAAGATGGTCACGATGTATATGTTGAGTATATTAGAAACGAATAAATTAAGTATAGAAAGGAGAAATATATATGGCAACTTCGGGTTCATTTTCGACAAATCAAGTTGCAGCTACAACTAAAGTTTGGTATTGGGATTTTAGTTGGAGTGTATCTAGTTGGTCTGGTAATACAGCAACAGTATCATGGTCTGCTACTGCTAGATGTACGTCCGGTACATCTGGTCAAAGATATGTTGGTAATCATGGTTTTGGTGGGGCTATAAATGGTAACAACATATCGAACCCTGGTGGAACATTTTATAAAGATACTTGGGTTGCTTCTGGTTCTTGTACTATTGGTGGTGGAACAACTTTTAGTGCTAATATCTGGGCACATCCATATTCTACATCATACACGTCAAGTGGTTCAGGAACATGGACATTAGATAATAACGTTACAACACCAACTGTTACATGTACGATCGGTTCAAGAACTGAAACAACTGTTGCTTGTTCTATGTCAGTAACAAATAGTGGTAATGCTAGTATAACAGATAGATATATTGATATTTTTACAGATTCAGGATGTACCAATAAAGTCGGAACAATAAACGGGGCTAGTGGTACATTCACTGGTCTATCTGCTAATACAAAATATTATTGTAGGGCTAACGCTAGTAATGGTACATACAGAGGATATTCTAGTGTACCTTCAACGACTACATATGCGTATCCATATTGTACAAGCAGTCCAAATTTTACAATAGGTAACAATGTTACTGTTAGCTTTTATAATCCACTAAACAGATCAATACAAATAAGAATGTGGTCACACGCAAATAGTAAATTTATGTCTGATTTAATCACAACTTCTGGAACGAGTTACACTTTTTCTGGCAGTTCAATTAAAGCTAATCTATATGCAAGTATACCTACTGCTACAAGTAGTAAATATAATATAGATGTACATTATGGCGGTAATAAAGCTATACGAAATAATGGTAATACTTATAGTATCATAGGCAGTAATAAAGAACCACCAACATTTACTTCATTTAATTACACTGATACAGATCCGTTAGCATCATATTTAACAGGTAAATATGGTGTGACAAATCCAGGTGTATTAGTAGCTGGTCTGAGTGATTGTATATTTACAGTACCTGTTGCAAACAAAGCTACATCTAGTTATGGAGCAACATTAGATCATTATGCTTTTGTGTGGTCAAATGGTTCAAGCACAACTTCTACATATTCTAGCACAGCTGATGTATCAAATCATGTTTATAATGGTAATAGTACGACTATATCTGTAACAGCATATGACAAAAGAGGTCAATATAAAACAGTATCTAAATCAGTAACTATTATAAGTCCATCTAAAGCTACAGGTTCATTGACAACAAAAAGAAAGAACGGTATTGAAAGCACAGTATATTTAAATGGCTCAATAACGTATTGGTGTGGGGACTGGGCTAATGGTTCAAGTAGACCAAATCAGTTATATAACATTTATATGCAAGTTGGAAGCGGAAGCCTTATCGATATAACATCAGCATTCGAAGCCAACGCTACGTCTTCTGTTTCAGGCAATAAAAAAACATGGAAATTAAATACAGATGCGTTATTAATATATCAAGGTGGAACTACTGGTGATGCTTTTGCTACGGGTACAGAATATACTATAAAATTTTATGTAGCTACAGGACAAGAATATAATAGTACAAAATACTATTATGATAAGTCTTCAACTGTTATAAATACAACTTATGTTTCATCAGGTCTTGTCGGACTAACAAGGTTTAAAGAAACAGATGGATTATATTATTATGGAATTAACAAAATTCCTGATACAGCAGATTCAGCGCATTTACAGGTTGATGGCGGAATATCATCGGATGGTAATCCCGTTTTTGGATGGGTAAAAGTAGCTGAATGGGACGATTAAAAGGAGGAATAAGTATGAATAAGTACGAGAGAGAGAGAGAGCAGAAATATTACAGGGAAGGAGGAAGTTATCTAACTCATTCCCTAAAACTTCCGAAAGGAGGTTCAATGCTGGAGGTGATTTAATTGGGTGAATTATATCAACCAGAAGGCGATAAACACGTATTGCCATTTACAATGTATATACCGGCTTCATCTTCTGGGTTAGACTTAAACGGATTTATGACATATCTATTAAAATATATAAAAAACACTGTTTATACTAAATATAGTATAAGGAGTGATACAGTATATACATTTTTTAGCGTTTGGAAAAATGTAGCCATGTGTTTTGGACATATGCTTTATAATGCTAAAACAGAATTAACAGGTCTTATAGTTTTTCAAAATGGAAAAGGTTTTGCTAATTTTTATTGGAATGGTGATGGAAGTACCGGACATTATATTTATAATGGTACTGTGTATGATATATCGCTTACTTAACAGCATAAAATATATTTATGGGAAAATATAAATCATATAAACCTTCAAATGATGATAATATTATGATAGACCGATCTACGACATTAGTAAGTTCATATAAAAATATAGATAACGGCCTTATAGTCAGTAATGCCTATGCATATTATAAGTTAGGAAACTTAGTAATGACAAAACAAGGTCAAACAGCAATGTTCTTTATAAATCTGACAGTCGGTCAAAATGGTAAAATAGAACAGAACGCTTATATAATAGCCACAGCTAATAAAGGATGGGATCAAAGTGCAAGTGATAGGCAAACTAGTTTCGTCGGAACATTATATCCTCAATGTAGCACTTTAACAACAAATAATGTTGAATTTATAGTGTATAATTCATCTGATAAAACGGATAATGAAATTTGGTTAAAATTCGGTTTTAATAGCGGTGTTCAATATCATTCGGCGCAAGCTTTTTGTTTAGCATCAGGAACATGGAAGCCAAGTAATTATAGGACAGAAACTGCCCCATCAGCGCCTTCTGGCTATACAAAACAATCCGGTGTAACTATCATAGGGGGGTAACAGCAGTTGGTATAATACGATGTGATCAATCACAGGAGATTTCTGCTGGCGGTTGGAGAACTTTAACAATTAGTAGCATAGATAGCGTAATGTCTAACTATTTTTCAAATAATAGTACATATGTAACATGTCTAGTGCCTGGAACGTATCATTTTGATTACTATGTGCGTTTTAAAGACTCAAATTTTACATCAGAGTTTAATATTGGATTAAAAATAGTAGCATCAAATAATGCAGACAAAGAAGTAGAAACGTTTGCAGACTGTACTAAATATAGAAATGGTTTGCTGTACAGTTGGCCATTTAGCTTATCAAAAAATGAGACAGTAAATTTTAAAGTACTTTGTGAGAACCAAACTGGTATATTTAGTAAGGCACCGCATATCAAAATTACAAGAATATCATAATAAATATGAAGGTTTTTTAGATAACAAATAAAAATATGGAAATATATAAACCATCAGATAGTAATAAAGGAATAATGGCTGTAAGTTGGAATGGTTCAAAAAATGAATATAAAGTATTGAATAATACTGACACTTGGATACCTGTAATATTACATGGTAATTTTCAACATACAACAATAGATAGTATAACACAAAGGGGTATGTCTTATTATTCGACTAGTATTCCAACTTATGATAGTAGTATTATATCAATAGCTAATACTAATATTTTATACACATTAGGTAAATTAAATATATTAAATTTAAATTTTTATCCAAAATCGGATATTAGCTCGTCTACAGTAATAATGAGTAATTTACCAAAACCTAAAGTTAATGTTCCGGCATGTATTGTGAGTGATTCTACTCATTCTGGTAGAATTTTACTAACTACAAACGGTAATATTATATTAGATAATACTATTTTATACAAAAATTATTTTTACAATGGGCAAATAATTTATTTTGCTTCATGATTTTATACATAGGAGAACACAATGAACGAAATTATGAATTTTTCTTTTACACATGTAGGTTGGCAGATTGGTCTGCCAATTTTATTAATGTTTGCTGATATTCTTAGTGGATATTATGCAGCATTTAGAAACAAAAACATATCAAGTTCCAAGATGCGTGATGGAATTGGAAAGAAGATAGCAGAAATATTATATATTTTAATAGGTTTTGCTTTTGATATGGCTTTCGGTGTGCATTATATATCAACTTTTATATCAATTTATATTACATATATGGAAGTGACAAGCTTAATAGAGAATATGGAAAAGATTGGTGTAAAATTACCAGATGATGTAAAACACAAAATAATAAAAAATAATGAAAATAATACAAAAGATATCAAAAACGCTAAAAATCAAGACAGGTAATTACATCAAATAAAAATAAAAACGGCTTAAAATCGATTCTCACGCGTCGATTTTAGATAAAAAGGAGAAAAATATGGATAACGATGAAGAAATATTAAAAGCTAATAATTTTGAAGAAAACGTTGAAGAATTGGAGGAAATCGAGGATGGCGAATGTAAAGAAGTTAAATAGAAATGCTGGAAAATTAATAGATCATTTTAATGCTTCTGAATTTGCATGTAAGGATGGAACAAGCACTCTATTATTAGACTATGATTTATTACCTATAATCGAAAGATTTAGACAATATGTTGGAAGGAGTGTAATAATAAATAGTGCTTACAGAACAGATTCATATAATAGAAAAGTTGGTGGTGCATCTCAGAGTTATCATAAATATGGAAGAGCTTTAGATATTCATTTTACACCATCATATAATAATTGTAATACTTTAGATAAAATGTGCGCATTTTTTAACACTCTTGGATTAAAAGGAATTATTAAGTATAGTACGTTTGTACATATCGACACAAGAATTTCTACATATCATAGAACATCAAGTGGTAAAGCTATGAATTATGGAAAGGTAAATATTCCATATGGCGGTGCGTTACTAAGAAAAGGGAGTAAAGGTGTTGATGTTGGCATATTACAATTTAAATTAACGAAGTTAGGTTATAATTGTGGTAATGCTGATATGATATTTGGAAATAACACAAAAAATGCAGTAATGAAATATCAAAGAGCTAACAATTTAGTTGTGGACGGTATAGTCGGAAAGAATACTTGGAATAAATTATTTAATTGAGATAAAAATTGAGATAATTCACAAGACATACACTCAATTTATTTATATTTAATAGTTATTACAATATTTTCTTATTCTAGCTATCCCAACCATAGTATTATAAAAATAAGGTAGTAATTCAAATAGAGTTGCTACCTTATTTATATTTAATAATCAATGCTTTTAGCCGTTTTTATAGAATTATTAATAACGTTTTTAGACTGTTTAAAATTACAATAAATTATATTTATTGAGATAAAAATTGAGATAGGAGGAAAATTATCTATGGATGATGAAATTGTAGAAAGTAATGAACTTTCAGAACAAGATAATAGAGGAGAGATGAATGAATGAATATTGAAGATAGGATATTAATTACTAATCCATATTCTAGACCGCGGTTATAAACAAAACTCGATAAGATATATAGTAATTCATTGGATTGGTAATGCAAACACATCAGCAGTTGCTAATAGAAATTATTTTTATAATCTATCAAAACAAAATCCGCAAACGCAAAAGAAAATAGTATATGCTAGTTCACATTATATTGTTGGATTAAACGGAGAAGTTATTAGATGTATACCCGATGATGAAGTAGCGTATCACGCTGGAAGTTATAAAATGAATAGAGAATCAATTCGGTATTGAAACGTGTCATCCTGATTGGGGTGGCAAATTTAGTGATATTACTTATAATTCTTTAATAGAATTAACATCTTCGTTAATGAAACAATACAATATACCAATAAACAATGTGATACGTCATTATGATGTTACAGCAAAATGTTGTCCACAATATTATGTAAAAAATCCAGCAGCTTGGTTACAATTAAGATCTGATATACAAGAAAAAGTAAATCGGAGTAAAGATTGTAAGTATAATTGATAAAAAAGGAGGAGATGAGGTAGTGAGAAAATATCAAAACGGTAGTACAAAGGAAGATGTATACGCTGATACAAATCTTACAAAGAAAATTGGAACATTGTCTCCATACGAAGCTTGCGATTGTTTTGGAACTTTTAATAACAGAGCAATGGTTCGATATAAAGTTGATGGGACTAATAATTATAAAATTGGTTTCTGTAAATGGACAGGAGGAGTAAAATAAACAAAAAAAAGGGCAATAGTGAGACAAGTTATTGCCCGTGTTAAATATTATCTAATACATTTTTCAAGATATGCTTGGACTTTATCAATCTCATCTTGTTGAAACTTATTAAAAACACTTGTATATACATTTAATGTTGTTTGTACATCAGTATGACCTAATATTTTAGATAGTGCGGCAGCATTCATACCAGATTCTATACATCTAGTTGCGAACGTATGTCTAAGCATATGTGTATTACAAGTCGATGTTTTTATCTTACACTTTATTTTTTCGCCTTTAACCATTTTAGATTTGTTATGATTAATAATAACATTTATGTTTGAATCTTTACATAGTTTTTTAAAGTGTATGTTTATTGTAGATGGTGCTATAAATGAGCCATCGTTAAGAAATAGATATCCTTTTTTATTTATATTTTTAAATATTGATTTTAAATTATCTAATATTGGTATTTCTCTCATTCCAGAATAAGTCTTAGTTGATTTACCTATTATTGGTTTATCATTTATATCTTTTGTTAAAGTTTTATTCACAATAATTATATTTTTATTTAAATCAATATCTTCGTCTGTTAATGCTAATATTTCTCCAATTCTCATACCAGTATATATTGCTATATAAAATATATCTTTATATTTATCATTAGTTTTGTTTAATGTATGTAAAAACGCGTTTTGTTCATCTATTGTAAAGGCTTCTATTTTTCTAGTTTTCTTCTCAGAATTAGGTCTCAATATTGCGCCTTTTATTTTAAACGGATTAGTCTTTACGTAGTTATGTAACACAGCGTAATCAAATCCAGTAGATAACATACCACAAACCTTATTGATTATGCTTGTGGAATAATGTTTTATATCTATTAAACTTTGATTAATCTCATCAATTGCTATATTCTGTACTGATTTCGATATAAAAGACATATTTTTAATAATCTTAAAAGTATTTAATTTCCTTAAATAAGATGATGGTTTAACTTTATTAGCTTCATAAGACATTTTTATCTGATATTCAATTATGTTTTCTAACGTAATGTTAGATGGCGTATTCATAGTACCATTATTAATCTCAGATATAATATTATGATATTTTGCTTTAAAATCCTTGTCCTTTTCGTTTTTCTTTTGAGTTATTTTTACTCTTTTATGTGTTTTAGGATCTGTATATTGTATAATCCATCTATTTATATTTTTGTTATAATATAATGAACCTTCACCGTTAGAACGTCTCATCTTTTTCTCCTTCTTAATTCTATTACTCTTCCTATTATTCTTACAGGTAACTGCTTTATTTCTTTATTTGTATAAAAGACGGGTTCGTACGCATTATTAAGTGGCTGTAATGTTATACCATCTTTATACTTAAATATTCTCTTAAATGTGCCGTCATTACCGTTAACCATAACCACACAATCATCTCCACTATTACAATCATTAACCTGTTCCAAAATAATAATATCACCGTTTAAATATTCTGGATACATACTATCTCCTTTTATTTTTAATCCAAAATATTCTTTATCACTTGTTATATTATCAACGTTTATTTCTTCGGTATCAATTAACTCTTGTATACAGTCTATTGGTATTCCGGCAGGGACATATCCATATATCGGTACAGTTTTTGTATTAGTTGTTTTGTTAACGCCTTCTAAATTATCAAATTGTATATTCATTTGTACATCATATCCAATTAACCAAACAGGGTTTACATGTAAAGCTTTAGCGAGTAATGTTATGCTTTCTTGTTTAGCTTTATAACGTCCGGATCTCCACGATGATATTTGCGATTTATCTATTCCAGTAACTTTACATAACTCAGTTGGCGTTATATTTCTTAATTCAATTGCATAATTTAATCTGTTAGCAAAAGTATCTATTGGTTCTTCTTTCATATTTTCTCCTATCATTTAAAAACGTTTTATATCAGTTATTATAATTTAAAAGTTTTGAAAAGTCAAACTATTTAAAAAATATTTTTGAAAAATTAAACAAAACTATTGACATTTTAGTTTGGAAAAATTAAACTATAAATCACAGCAAGTTTAGAAAATGTTTAGGAGGTAATTATGGAATTTTTAGATACTAAAGATGTAGCTAGGATATTACAAATTAATATAAGTACTGCTCAAAAATTATTTAGAAACAAAAATTTTCCAAAAGTTAAAGGAATAGGACGAAAAAATTTGATAGAGAAGGAAACTTTTATAAAATATATAACAAATAATGAATTTTTAGAGAAATTATGAAAAAACGGCCTTCGAGAATCGATTTTAAGCTGTTTTATTTTTTAATCAATATAAGTTTATGCCTAGAGGGGTAAAAACGATTATACAGCTAAATAAGCACCAATGCGTTGAAATGACCATTTTTGGGGGTATTTTTATGAGATATTTAAATAAAAAACGATATTTCAAGCTAAAAAAGTTATGTGTTAATTATAAAAAGTATATTGAACTATATAAATATTATTCAGATACAACATTAACTAATTATAATTATAGAAATGATATAGTTGGAGACTACAGTTTATATTTAATTAAATACGCAGATGTTATAAATAACATTATAGGATCAGCAAAGAGAGTAAGTAAAGATAAATGGTATATTATTTTAGATGCTGCATGTAATTGGACCAGTTATACTGAATTAAAAACTAAATATATTGATATTTGGAATTCTGATGAATTTAAGAGAATGTACGGACATTTCTTTATACTTTTAGACCAAACGCATGTTCGCGAAAAATTCCTTCACTTTGATGAGAAGAATACAAAGGAGGAATAAATATGAAGAATATTGTGAAAGGTTTATTAATTATAATTTTATTAATTATATTAGGTAACACGTTTGTAACAGCATTTGAAGATTGGTTAGAAGGTGATACAACGCCTATGGTTGAATCTGAATATATGATATGTTCAGGTGATAGACTATGGGATATTGCATCAGAGTTCAAGCCAAATTCAATGTCATACGAGCAATACTTATATGAATTAAGAAAGGTTAATAGTGACACAGATTTAAGTATAATTTATCCTGGTCAAGTAATTAAAATATTAAAAGTTAAGGAATCTGAATAAGGTTCCTTATATTTTCGTGAATTATTTTTATGCTTTAATGAGAGAACATGTGTTTGTTCTAAATCAAAAGAGGAGGATTATAAATATGAGAAAGAATGATAGGTTTAAATTAAAAGTTGGAACTTTTGTTGTTGTTAACAATGGAGTTGACAAAGGAAAGATTTGCGAAGTTTGTTTTGTAGACTTTATGAAGGATATGCCTTATAGAGTAGATAAAGAAACAGGCAAAGAAGATCCTTATACGACAATATTAATAGCACCAGCAATAGGCGAAGATAATTTAGAAGGACCAGATTTGATCAATGATTTTTATAGGTCAGTATCTTATAAAGATATAGATATAGACACATATTTGAATGAGGTAGAAGAGTATTAAAGACTCTTCTATATTTTTCGTGAAAAAATAGTATTCTTTAATGAAAGGAGTGATTAATATGAATATTAAGAATTTGAATAATTTAGAGGATTATGAAGAAGGAGATACAATTATTGGGAAAATAGTATCTGATGAAGGAGACGAAAACAATTGTAGATTTGAAGGAGTAAGTTTAACCAAAAGAGGTGAGAAAACTTTTGCAGCAACTATGGCAGCTGGAGTATTAACTTTAACTGCAGCAGCTTGCATAGGTTTAACCAAAGGTTATGAAAAGATCAGAGAAACAATTAAGAAACAGAAGACATTAAGAGCTAAAGCTAAGGATTATGATAACATGTCTGAAAGATTATCAAAATTAGAAAAAGACTTTAATCAACTTAAGAATAATAAAGGGTCTAAATAAGACCTTTTATTGTTTTCTTATATTTTTCGTGAAAAAATATCACGCTTTTATGAGAAGAATATAAGGAGGTAAATATTATGGATATGGTAACGTTTATAGTAATATTAATTATATTAATGGGAATAGGATTTGTTGAAGTAATTAAACAACTTGTAATTATGTTATCAAAACTATTTAAAAAGGTATTTACTAAACATGATTAATAGAAAATAGAGAGTCTAAATTGGCTCTTTATTTTTTAAGAAATAGGAGGCGATTAAAAATATGATATTAGAACGATGCTTTATGTTTATTCTTGGCTTTGTATGGGGACTTATATTATGTATTCATATTGAAACTTATGTAAGAAAGAGACATAAAAATGGTACTCTTTATATTAATTTAGCAGATATTGATATCACAAACTTTAGATTCAGATTTAATGATATTAATCGTATTTTAAATGGAGAAAAATATGTAATATTTGATGTTAAATACGAATATAAAGATGATATTAATGATAATGAAAAGAAAGGAGGTAAAAAGTATGTACGTAGATTATAACGTCAGAACATATAATGGAAAGCAATTTATAACTTATTTAAGGTTCAAGGATGACGATCATAGATACATAAATGTTATCTTTCCACACGAATACATAGAAAAAATGCAATATTATAAGTTATTAGACGAGCAAAAAGAGTGTTTTAGCAATACAAACTAATTTCGCGAAAAAAGAATTTTCTTTAATGAGAGTATAGAAAGGAGAGTAAATATGGAAGAAACGAAAGACATTAACAAAATTCTACTCGAAGAGTATTATGAAATTGATGATGCTATTAGAAATTATAGCGGAGATGTTCGTGATAATGTATTTGTAGAATTACAAAAACAGAAAGGAGATATTTTAAATGATTTAAGTAGAATCCAATTATCAAAAACGGATAAGGAAGTAAGACTTAATGAGATAGAAGCGAATTATCAAATTAAGAAATATGAGCAAAATCAGGAAAATAAGAGGAATATATTTAAAATTGTTGGAATGGGACTTTTAGGATTTGTGAGTCTAGGAGTTACAATATGGCAAACAAATCGCGCATATAAGTTTGATACAGAATCGACATTTACTAGTACGTTAGGACGTAGTACTGTTAATGAAGCATCAAAAGTTAACCCCAGAAAATTTAGTCTATTTTAGAAATCAATAAAAGGTCTAGTTTATAGGCCTTATATTTTTTGAAATTTTTATAAAAAAGGAGAATAAGTATGTTTAATTTAAAAATAGTTAATAGAGACGATTATGAAGAAGTAAAATCAAAGGCAAGACAATGTGATTTCTTTAAAGATAAAGTTGAAAGAACTGGCAGAGACCAAATGTTTGAGTCTAGACACTGGCAAGATGAGAATAAAAGGTACAAGGATACTATAAAACAGATATTAGAGGCTATACACGATGAAAAGCAGGTAAATAGTTATAATTCTGTTACTAATTTTGCAAGTAGAATAACCAATAGAGTCAACAATATAATTGAAAATAATAATATTAATTTAGAAGAGAAAGATATTTAAGGAGGGTAATTATGAAGGAAGATATTAAAGAAGAAAGAGATACATTAATTGAAAATATATATGAACATCCAATAATATCATGTATATTGTTTAGTACAATATGTGGCGGTATTGCAAAGATAGTATCAGCTGTTAAATTCACAAAATAATATATTAAAAAGGAGGTAATTATGAATAATAAAAAAGATGATAGAATAGATAAATTAATAGATTATATGTATGAACATCCTGCAATATCCTGTGTAGCGTTTAGTATGCTTTGTACTAGTATATCTATGATTATATCAAGTTCTAGAACTTATAGAATAATATTAATTAGAAAGGGTGAAAAGTAATGAAAGGAATAGTTGAATTTATAAAAAAACATGATTCTACAATATTAACATGCATCGGCAGTCTCGGTGTTATATCTACAGCTGTTCTTGGAATAAAAGCCACTCCAAAAGCTATTAAAATTATTAATGAAGAAAAAGAAATAAGAAAAGAAAAGACAAAACTAATAATAAATGACGAGATATTTTACAATGATGAAATCACTAATTATGAAATATTTAAGTTAGTTTGGAAAGAATATATACCTATGACTTTGTCTGGAATTGGAACAATTTCATGTATATTTGGAGCAAATATTTTAAATAAGCGTTCGCAGGCGAGTTTAATGTCTTCTTATATGTTATTGTCAAAATATTTTAATGAATATAAATATGAAGCGAGTAAAACGTATGAATTAGACGAACAATCAAACGCTAATCAAACCATACAGAAAAAGATATTAGAAAAACATGTAAAGACAGAAATACCAAATGATATTTATGTAGATAATGATGAAGTTTTGGTATATTGCCCAATATATGCGACAACGCATTTTAATAATGGATATATTACAACTAAAAGAGAAGCTTTAGTCAATTTAGAAACAAAGATAAACGCAGAAATATATAAAGAAGGATATATATGCATAAATAAGATATATAAATGGCTTGGTGTAGAAAAAGATAAATTACCAGCATGGGGATGGCAATATGGATGGGTAAGGCCATATGATGTTAATATTGATAAAAATGGCGATAAAGAAATTGAATATTATGACGATTCAAATGAATATCAAGTAAAAGTAGATTTAACTAAGTGCACAATTGACGAAGGTAGCATGGAAGGTCTTGACTGTTGGTTTATGGATCTTGTATGCCCACCTGAAATGCAAAGTTTTGTATAAAATATATTTTTTGAAAGGAGAATAAGTATGAATAATCTAACAGATAAACAAAGAAAGGTTATATTATTAGTAGGAGGTCTTTTAGGTTTTGCTGGAACAGCAATAACTATATTGTTTACACCATCGCAAGAAAAAGAATTAAAGAAATTAGATGACAGAATAAAGTTATTAGAAAAAGGAGAATAAAATATGAACAACTTCTACAATATATTGTACAAAATTAGAGGGAGTATTGTAAAGCATAGTCCAGAGATATTAACAAGTTTAGGTATAACAAGTATGATAGCATCAACAGTATATGCTGTTAAAGTTACGCCAAAAGCTAAAAAGAAAGTAGATGAATTTACATCGTACAATAAGATGATATATAAAAAAGGTAACTTAAATCCAGACGATTTTAAACCAAAATATACAGAATTAATTGGATTGGTTTGGAAAGATTATTTACCTGCTGCTTTATTAAGTGTATCAGGTGCAAGTTTTATAATAAGTGCCAATCATATTAATAAAAAACGCAATGCTTTATTAACGGCAGCTTATACATTATCTGAATCAACATTAATAAAATATAAAGATAGAGTCATGAAAGATCTAGGCACTGATAAGGCTAAAGAAATAGACAGAAAAGTTAGAGAAGAAATAAAACTTGATAAAAAAGATAATATAAATCATAAATTAAATAAAGTAGATGAAAAAGAGTTTATAATAATAGACTCTTTTTCTGGTTTAAAGATGCCTAAAGGTACAACATTAAACAAAGTAGAGTCTGTACTAAATTCCGTAAATAAAATAATGAATTATGATATGTACGTATGCGCAGATGAATGGTATGACCGTCTCGGATTCAAACACATTCCGAAATGTGCAGAGAATGTTGGTTGGAAATTAGAAGATGGACTTATTGAAATAACCCAAAATCCTGGTTTGGATGAGGATGGCATTCCAGCAATGTATGTAAACTTTATAAATTTGCCGAAAGAGGATTATTATAAGTTCAGTTAAAAACATATGTTCGCGAAAAAAAATCACGCTTTTATGAGAGAAATCTCAGAAAAAATATTTTATAGAAAAGGAGAATTTATTTATGAAAAAGTTGAATGAAAAAGTTGTGGAACTTGAAAATGTAAACAATGTTGAAAATGGAGAAGAGGTGTATACTAACGAAAACGGAACAGTAACAGTTAAACACAAACTATTAGACAATCCGAAAGCTAAGAAAATAGTAAAAGGTATTTTAGTAGCGTTAGGAATTGGAGCAGTAGGTGGAATATGTTATAAAGCCGGTAAGAAAAGTAATACATCTAATGATACCGTTGATGAATGTTTATATATTGAAGATTCAACAACTGACACATCAGAAAATGAAAACTTATAAAATAATGAGATTTTTAACATAAGGGATATATGAAAAAGATATATATCCTTTATGTTTTTATAATAAGAAGACGAAAGGAGAATTAAGATGGATAATACACCATTGCCAAATAATTCACATAAATATAGAGATATGCAGAAAGAAAGCAAAATGCATAATATAGAAAGAGTAACTAAAGGTGAAGTTAAATTTAAAAAGAAATCTGCAGTAAGAGAATTCTTTGATAACTTTATCCAAGACGATGGAGAAAAGATTAAATCATATGTTGTCGGAGATGTTTTAATACCATCTATAAAGAATGCAATTTCAGATATTATAACAAACAGTATTAATATTTTATTCTATGGCGATTCTGGAAGAAATAGAAGAGGTACAGCGGATAGAGTTTCATATAGAAATTATAGTAGTCCAAGTTCAGTATATAATCCAAACCGTATGGCAACTGCCCAACCAAGACAAAATGCTTTTATGTTTGAAAATGTTTGCTATAACTCTTATGCAGAAGCATCAGACGTATTAGATAGGATGTATGAAATATTATCTACATATGGTGTTGTTAGTGTAGCAGATTTGGACCAATTAATTGGTATATCTGGTGATTATTATACTGATAATAATTATGGTTGGACTCAATTAAATGGAACAAATTCATATATTAGAGGTGGAAGAGATGGGTTTGAATTAAATTTACCAAGACCTATGCCTCTAAATAATAATTAAAGAAAAGGAGAATAAGTATGAATATTAAATTTTTAAATGATATAGGATATCAAATTAAGAAACATAGTCCAGAAATATTAATGTGGATTGGCATTGCTGGAACAGTCGGTAGCACAGTTATAGCATGTAAAGCTACTAGTAAAGCTAAAAAAACTTTAGAGGAACATAACTCTACAATAGCTTCTATTAAAAGTATAGAAGCGGACCCAATGACTACAGAAGACGATAAAAAAGCATTAAAAAAAGATGTAACAAAGACATATTTAAATACAACGAAAGAAATAGCTAAAATTTATGGCCCATCAATATTATTAGGCGGTGCGTCTATAGCTAGTATATTAGGCGGTCATAGAATTATATCTAAAAGATATGCGTCTATGTCTGCAGCATATGTGGCATTAGATTCTACATTTAGCGGATATAGAAAAAAAGTAGCAGCTAAATTAGGTGAGCAAGTAGAAAAAGAATTAAGATATGATATTAAAAAAGAAAAGATAGATACAGGTGAAAGAGATGAAAATGGAAAGAAAGTAAAGAAAGAAGTACAAACGATAGGTGATAATCCTTCATATATAAGCCCTTATGCTAGATTCTTTGATGAATTATCTCCTTATTGGAGAAAAGACGCTGAAGCAAACCTTATGTTCTTAAGAGGAGCACAAGATGCTATGAATGAAAAGTTAAAAAGGAACGGCCATTTATATTTAAATGATGTATATCAAGCATTAGGTCTACAAGAAAGTCATATAAAGAATAGAGCTGGATGGATTTATGATAAAAATTCAGAAGGTGATAATTATGTAGATTTTGGTATATATGAACAAATTGGTAACCCAACACATGATGAACCAAAAAGAGCTTTTGTTAATGGATTAGAAAAATCTATATTATTAGACTTTAATTGCGTTCCAGATATTTATGCTGATTATGCAGGAGGTTTATCCTAATGTATTAACTGGAGACTATTATTTTGATAGTTTAACTTTTCCATCATTTTTTGATAAAAAGGGAAATCCAATAATTTAAAAAGGAGAGTAAGTATGAAAAATATATTATGTATTTTATTAGGTGGGGCTGTAGGTTCAACAGCAACATATTTTATAGTTAAAGATAAATATGAAAGAAAATTACAAGCTGAACGTGAAAAAATGGTTGAAGAGGTTAATGATATTCAGACAAAAATATTAGATATAAAAGAAACTCTAGATAAACCAGAAGAAAATGAAGACGAAGAGCAAGAGGAAGAAGACGATAAAAAAGTAGCTGCTCATTTAAATTTTTATAAATCAACTATTGACGATGTAAATAAAAATACAGATGACCTCGACAAATTTCTTAAAAGCACAAATAATATACATGTTATGAGTAGTGAAGAGCAAGAAAGAAAAGATAACATATTTATTATAACACCAGAAGAATTTGATAATGTCGGATATGAAGTTAGATATTGGTATTTATATTCTGACGGTATAGTGGCCGATGAAACAGATAGTATTGTTGATGAAACTGAAGTTAGATATTCTTTAGCTAATTGTTTAAATACAGACTGGGACGATGATTATGTTATTCATATAAGAAATAATAACGAAGAAGTTGACTATGAAATAAAAAAGATTGATGAATTTTATAGTGATCACAAACATAACGATTAAATTTTTAAAATTTTAAGGAGGACATATGAAACAAGATGATTATAATGATATTCGTCAGCATTATTTTACATATTTATATGATACAGTATGCGGTGGACGAGTAGTCGTAGACACATATTATGATTTATTTGCCGCTTTATATGCTACTCCATTCAAAACTTTTGTACCAATGGATGTAAATAGAGAGATAGATGGTATGTATTTGCGATATAGATTTCAAAACGCAATAAAGCAAGACAACATATTAAACGGATATTCTATAGATGAAATTGATGAAGCTTTAAGTGGGCCATGTAGTGTTTTGGAGATGATGATAGCTTTAGCAATAAAATGTGAAGAGGAGATAACTAGTGATCCTAATTATGGTAATAGAACACAACAATGGTTTTGGAATATGATAGCTAATTTAGGACTGCATGGTATGCAAGATGGTTCGTTTGATGAAGATAAATTTAATGAAATAATGAATATCTTTATTGAAAGAAAATATTCATACGATGGTAAAGGTGGTCTATTTTATGTTAGAAATAGTCCGTTTGATATGAGAGTATTAGAGATATGGAAACAATTAAAAGTATATTTAAATAGTTTCATCTATTAAAGTATATTTTTAGAAAGGAGAATAAGACAATGGTAGACTTCTTAATAATTGCAAAACGTATGGTTAAGAACAATGTCGAAATATATCCTAAATTTCGTTTATATCCAAAATCTAAAGATCTAATGATTCGTGGTGGTGATTTTTATGCTATTTGGCTTGAAGATATCGGTTTGTGGTCTACTAATGAAGATGATGCTTTAAGCATTATCGATAATGAATTACAAAAAGCTGAAATTGAATATAGAGAAAAACATCCAGATACAATAATTAACACAAAATATACTTGGGATTCAACATCTGGTTCAATTGACTCTTGGCATAAATATTGTCAAAAGCAGAAACGTGATTCTTTTAATATGCTAGATGAGAATGTTATATTTGCAAATACTAAGACTAAAAAGGAAGATTATGCTAGTAAGAGACTTCCATATAATTTGGAAGCGGGAGATATTAGTGCTTATGATAAGCTAATTTCAACCTTATATTCTCCAGAAGAACGTCATAAAATTGAATGGGCTATAGGTTCTATTGTTACTGGTGATTCTAAAGATATTCAAAAATTTATGGTGTTTTATGGAGCGGCAGGAACGGGTAAATCGACTATATTAAACATAATTCAACAGTTGTTTGAAGGATATTATTCTGTATTTGATGCTAAAGCATTGGGTTCATCTAATAATTCATTTGCGTTGGAAGCATTCAAGTCAAACCCATTAGTTGCGATACAACATGATGGTGATTTGTCAAGAATTGAAGATAATACAAGATTAAATAGTTTGGTATCACATGAAATGATGACTGTAAATGAGAAGTTTAAATCTACATATACAAATAGATTTAAATGTTTTTTATTTATGGGCACAAACAAACCAGTTAAAATTACAGATGCTAAGTCAGGTTTAATAAGAAGATTAATAGATGTGTCTCCAACTGGTAATAAACTTCCAGTCTCAGAATATAAGAGACTTGTTAAACAAGTTAATTTTGAGTTAGGCGCCATAGCAGAACATTGTAAAGAAGTATATTTATCCAACCCAGGAGCATATGACTCTTATATTCCTATCTCTATGATGGGTGCCTCAAATGACTTCTATAATTTTGTATTAGATTCGTACATTATATTTAGAAAACAAAATAGTACAACATTAAAAGCTGCATGGGAGATGTATAAGAATTATTGTGAAGATGCTAAGGTTCAATATCCATTTTCTCAAAGAGTATTTAAAGAAGAATTAAAGAATTACTTTAGAGAATATAGAGATAGATATATAGATTTAGACGGAACTAGAATTAGAAGTTACTATAGTATATTTAAAACTGATATTTTTGAAGAGGAGTCGGACAAAATACAAAAAGAATTACAAGACGAAGAATTATATTCTATAGATTTTAAAGAACAGCCTTCTATATTTGATGAATTAAGTAAAGATTGTCCTGCTCAATATGCAACTAAAGACGAAATACCTAGTAAGAAATGGGATAATGTAAAAACTACATTAAAAGATATAGATACATCTAAGATACATTATGTTAAGATACCAACAAATCAAATAATAATAGATTTTGATATAAAAGATGAGAATGGTAATAAATCATATGAGAAAAATTTACAAGAAGCTAGTAAATGGCCAGCTACGTACGCCGAACTAAGTAAAAGTGGTGCTGGTATACATTTACATTATATTTATACGGGAGATGTTACACAATTAAGTAGAGTTTATGCAGATAGTATTGAAATAAAAGTGTTTACAGGAAATAGTTCATTAAGAAGAAAATTGACTAAATGTAATAATCTTCCAATTAAGACTATCAGTTCAGGTCTACCAATGAAAGGAGCAAAAAACGTGGTTAATAAAAACGTTATAAAAAGCGAAAAGGGTTTACGACGATTGATAGAACGAAATTTAAATAAAGAAATCCATCCAGGAACAAAACCAAGCATGGATTTTATATATAAGATACTTGAAGATGCTTATGAGCGTGGTATGAAGTATGATGTTACGGACATGTATAATGATATTTTTGCTTTTGCTGCTAATAGCACCAATAGATCTGATTATTGTATTAAATTATTAAATAAAATGCATTTAAAATCAGAAGATACATCAGCGCCAGTAGAGTCAGAAAAAGACGATATTGTGTTCTTTGATATTGAAGTATTCCCAAATTTATTTTTAGTAAATTGGAAAAAACAAGGAAGTAAAAAAGTTAATAGAATGATTAATCCTGAGTCAGCAGATATAGAAAAATTATTAAAATATAGGTTGGTAGGATTCAACTGTAGACGTTATGATAATCATTTAATATATGCTAGATTACTTGGATATTCTAATGAAGAATTATTTGAAGCATCACAAAGAATCATTAATGGCGATAGAAACGCTTTCTTCGGAGAAGCATACAATTTAAGTTACACTGATATTTATGATTTTGCATCTGGTGGCAACAAGAAATCTTTAAAAAAACTTGAAATTGAGATGGGTATACATCACGTTGAATTAGGTTTGCCTTGGGATAAGCCAGTACCAGAAGAACAATGGGAAATAGTTGCTAAATATTGTGATAATGATGTTATTGCTACAGAAGCGGCATGGAATTACTTATCTGCAGATTGGACAGCGAGAGAAATTCTAGCAGATTTAGCAGAAGCGTCAGTTAACGATACGACAAACACCTTGACAACAAAAATTATATTTGGAAATGAAAGGAAACCTCAAAATAAATTCTGTTATAGAGATTTAGCAGAACCGATTAGAGATTTACCTATTGAGGAAATAAATTTTATAGAAAAAGCATGTCCAGATATGATGTCAAAACCACACACCGGATTTAATGATAAACGAGAGAGTCTTCTACCATATTTTCCAGGATACACTTATGAAGGCGGAAAGTCTATTTATAGAGGAGAAGAAGTCGGAGAAGGCGGATACGTATATGCAGAACCTGGTATGTACACAGATGTAGCATTGTTAGATGTTGCTTCAATGCATCCTCATAGTATAATTGCGGAATGTTTGTTTGGACCTATGTACACAGAAAAATTTAGGGATATTGTTGAAGGTAGAGTAAGTATTAAGCATGAAGATTGGGATGCAGTCAATAATATGTTGGATGGTAAGCTTACTCCTTATATTAAGAAAGTAACAGATGGTGAAATGACATCTAAGCAATTATCTAATGCATTAAAGACTGCAATAAATTCAGTATATGGTTTGACCGCTGCTAAATTTGATAATCCATTTAGAGATTTAAGAAACAAAGATAATATTGTGGCAAAGCGTGGAGCCTTATTTATGGTAAATCTTAAACATGAAGTACAAGAAAGAGGATTCACAGTTGCTCATATTAAGACAGATTCAATAAAAATACCAAATGCAACACCAGAAATTATACAATTTGTTATGGATTATGGTAAAAAATATGGTTATACATTTGAACATGAAGCTACATACGAAAAAATGTGTCTAGTTAATGATGCAGTTTATATTGCTAAGTATAAGGACGGTGATTGGACAGCAACTGGAACACAATTTCAAATACCTTATGTATTTAAAACTTTATTTACAAAAGAACCTATAAAATTTGAAGATTTATGTGAGACAAAGTCTGTTACAACAGATTTATATTTAGATATGAATGAAAACTTACCGGATGTTAGCATTGAAGAAAAAGATTTAGCTAAACTAACCACAGACTATAGAAAAGGTAACATCCCTGAATCTGAATATAAGACTAAATCTGATCAATTGAATAAACTTATAGATAAAGGACATGATTATAAGTTTATAGGTAAAGTTGGAAGCTTCTGTCCAATCATTCCAGGTAAAGGTGGAGGTATGTTAGTACGCGAAAAAGACGGAAAATATTACGCTGCTACCGGTTCTAAAGGATACAGATGGTGTGAAGCAGAAACAGTTAGAGGTACGAATGAACAATATATAGATAGGTCATACTATGATACACTAGTCAATGATGCCGTTGATACTATATCTAAATACGGTGATTTTGAATGGTTTGTAGATGATGGTGATAAAGACGATTTAAAAGAAAGAATTGAAGATACAATAAAGAAACACAAAGAACTATCTGATGAATGGGAAGCTATCAGAAAAGGAATACCTCCTTGTGGTGATAAAAAATATGAAACATGTTTTGACTGCCCAAAATTTGATAGTAATGAATGTAAATTAGGATACAGTTTAAATAATTATATTATAAATAATAAGAAGGGAGAATAAGATATGAATATTGAAAATAAAGGAAATATATTACAAATAGAAGGGGCTAGAATAGTTTACAGAAACTTTTCTGGAGTAGCAGGTAAATATAATAGAGAAGGGGACAGAAACTTTGCTGTTGTTATACCAGACCAAGATATTGCTGATGATTTATTAAAAGAAGGGTGGAATGTAAAAATCAGACCACCAAGGGAAGAAGGAGAAGACCCATTTATATATTTACCAGTGAAACTTAAATTTAATGATAGGGGCCCAGGTGTCTATGTTAATACATATGATGGAAATTTAGAGAGATTAAATGAGGAAACAATCAATTCTTTAGACAATATTGATATTATAGATGTTGATTTAGATATAAGAGCCTACGATTGGGATGTAAATGGAAAGACTGGTAGAACAGCATATTTACAAGGGATGGAAGTACGTCAAAATATTGATAGATTTGCAGCTAAATACGCTGAATCTCGCAAACAAAAAACTGAAAACGATGGTCTACCCTTCTAATTCTTAAAAGAAAGGAGTGAGATTATGTTTAATAAAGGAGAGCAAGAATACAATGAACATCAAATAGATAAAATAACATTAGTTAATAATGCTGCTCCAGATTATAGATTTGGTAAGTATGCTAATAGTATGTATGTTAATTATACTAAAGAGCAATTGCTAAGAATTTGTGAAGATAAAGATAATGAAATACAGTCTTTATATAATACAATAAATTTAAATGATGGATATAAACAGAAATTCTTAGCGTCCGAAAATGAAAATTATTCATTAAAAAGGACTATAAATGACTTATTTGGATTACGTGATGCTTTATATAAAAGAATTGAAGAATTAGAAATGGAAGTAAAGAATAATGGAAAAGAGGAGCAATAATTTTTTATATGATTACCAGTATGAAGCAGTAAAACATATGAAAAATGGTTGCATATTAAACGGTGGAGTGGGTTCTGGTAAGTCCAGAACAGCACTCTACTATTATTTTATGCAACAAAACGGAAACATTAGTCAATCTGGATATTTTTCAATGAAAGACCCTAAAGATTTGTATATTATAACAACTGCCAGAAAAAGAGATACATTTGAATGGGAAGATGAATTACAGAATTTTTGTATGACAATTGACCAAGATAGAGAAAAACAATTATATAGTAATAAAATTATTGTTGATAGTTGGAATAATATTAAAAAATACGCTGAAGTATCTAATGCTTTCTTTATATTTGATGAACAAAGAGTTGTTGGATATGGTACATGGACAAAAACTTTTCTTAAAATTGTAAAAGACAACGAATGGATTCTTCTTTCAGCAACACCGGGTGATACTTGGTCAGATTATATTCCAGTATTCATCGCAAATGGATTTTACAAAAACAAAACAGAGTTTGCTAGAGAGCATATCATGTATTCAAGATTTAGTAAATATCCAAAAATTGAAAGATACATAAATACTGGTCGTCTATTAGCACTAAGAAGAAATATATTAGTTGACATGGATTTTAATAGAAAGACAGTAAGACATCATGAAGATATTTACGTAGACTATGATATTCAAAAATACAAAATGGTAACTAGAAGACAATGGGATCCATATAATAATGAGCCAATTCAGCAGGCTAGTAGTTTATGTTATGTATTAAGACGAATTGTCAATGAGTCAGAATTTAGAGTTCTAGCATTATTAGAATTATTGGAAAATATAGATAAGGCTATTATATTTTATAACTTTGATTATGAGCTTGATATTTTATTGAATTTAGGTCTTAAAGCGGATATTAAAGTTGCTCAATGGAACGGACATAAGCATGAGGACATACCTAAATCTCCAAAGTGGATTTATTTAGTTCAATATACAGCCGGTGCAGAAGGATGGAATTGTACTTTGACTGATACAATTATATTTTATAGTCAAAATTATTCATATAAGATAACCGAACAAGCATGCGGACGTATTGATAGAGTAAATACCACTTTTAAAGATTTATATTACTATCATTTAAAAAGTAGAAGCGGAATTGATCTTGCAATATCAAGCGCCTTAGCTAAGAAGAAAAATTTTAATGAAATTAAGTGGTTAGGATGGTAATTAAAATATGTATATAAGTACTAATGAAATAAAAAATATGACTTACCCTAAGATAATAAAAAATAACGGTAAGACATATAAATATATTAGAAAATATGATGATTATGCATTATATATAGATAACTATGGTTTCCGAGAATGTTTCAATCCTCATGAGATATATTTAATTAGATTAAAACAAATTAATAAAAGATAGAGGAGAAACCTGACTATGGATAAAGAATTGAATATTAATTTATATTTATTAGATGTTGTAAGACAAATCAGACATTTACTTGGTGAATGTTCTGTTATGTACACAATTAATAGAGGAAAGTATAACATAAGCATATTAAATCACAGAGCAAAATATAAACCAAAAAGACGATTTGATTACACATTAAGTGAAGAAGATATTAAAAAATATATACCAGAAGACGTTGGTATCATCATAGTACAAACATATAAAAGATATGTTGGACTTGATGATTCAGCGTCTTATTATTTTGGAGATGATTTAGAAAGGATATTTGAACACAACATGAATCATATTCCAAGATTAGATTAGGAGGTACAAATGAATCAAGTTGATGGAACAAAATTTGTAGATTTTGAATTATATTGCAACAAATGTAAACACAAAGAATCAAAAGAATATGAAGAACCTTGTCATCGTTGTTTAAACGAGCCAGTAAACACATATTCTGAAAAACCAGTTTGTTATGAAGAAAAAGATAAATAATTACGGAGGTCATTGATATGGTAATTGATGTTAAAAATAGAATGGCAATAACCGTACATGATTTAAATGAAACACAAATGAGATTGTTAATGTTAATTTCTGATGGTGAAGACCATACTTATAAAGAAGTAGCAGATTTTTTAAAGATTGAGAAATCGTCTATATACGGAATTATATATTCTTTGGAAAACAAAGGAATTAAAGTTATGAGATATGGAATGAATCTTATAACTCTTAATCCTGACCAAAAAATATGGATAAGGTAGGAAAATATTATGAAGAGATTAAAATATAAAATTGGAAAATTTTTAGACAAAAGATTCGGACGTCATAAATGTATCATAGTTTATGACGATGGGGTACTTACGTGCGGGATATGCAAATATTGTGGTCATCGTTGTATTCTTGATAGAAAGAATAAGTGGTACTTATATAAATAAGGTTCATGAATATTTCTTGCCTTGAAAAAGGAGAGAATTTATGTACGAAGTTAGTTTAATAAATACGAAAACTGGCGAGAAGTTTATAAAAACTTTTTACAGCGAGTATTTAATGAGAAATTTTATTAATAAAGTAAGACACAGTAAGAAATTGATATATTTAGGGTATTCTAAGATATATTAATTAGAAAGGATAAAATTATGAAAGTTTTTATTAGTCAACCTATGAATGGTTTGAGTTTTGATGAAATAAAAAATAATCGTGAAAAAATAGTTAAAGAAATAGAAGAAAGATATCCTGGATTAGTATTTGATGTAGCTGATACATTATTTGTAGAAGAGCCAGACGACGTTTATAAAATTTATAATCTATATTACTTAGGAAGAAGTATACAAGAATTAGGTAAATGCGATGCAATATATTTTGCTAGTGATTGGCATAATGCTAGAGGATGTAAAATAGAAAGGCAAATAGCAGAGGATTATGGTATCACTATTTTAAACGATTATGAATTTGGAAAGGATATTTACGATGAATAATTTTGAGTTTTGGGTGTTTATATTGGTTACTATTTATAATATTATAGCACATATTTCTGTATTCAAAAGAAGTGACAATACATTTACAACTATATTTAGTTTAATTGTAGTTTTTGCTAATACAATGTTATTTAGATATCTAATTTTATGTAAAAACGGATAAATTTTATATAAATTTTTGTGAAATTTTTATGCCCACTTTTAAAAACGAAAGTGGGCTTTTGCCCACTTTTATTTTGGGCTTTTGAAATTAAAAGTGATAAAAAATTATTTTTGCCCACTTTTTGCCCACTTTATGCCCACTTTTAAAACCAAAAGTGGGCAGAGATTTTTGTTGATATATCAGTACTTTGCGGGTTTTATGCCCAGAAACCCACTTTTATACCCCTATTAATTAAAAAATAGAGAAAATTAACCAATTGGTTAATTTACTAAAAAATAAAAGAGTTTTGGCATTTTTCTCAAAAGTGGGCAGATGGTATAAAAATTATCAAAAAATAAGGAGAATAAGTATATGAATTTAGAAAACATATTTTTTACAAATCGTCCGAACATAAACAAAGAAAATATTAAAAAAATTACAAATTTTAGTGAACAAGAATTATTGGTAGAAGAAAATAGCGGCTCAAAGTATATTTACAATTCTATAGATAATTCAATAAGAGGTGTTAGATATAAAGATAAATTAACTGATGAAGATAACAAAAAAGAATTTAAGTATAGATTAAGAAATGCGATTTTATTATCAGGAATAACACAGAAAGAATTAGCAGAGCAAGCACATATTTCTGAAGTATCAGTTAGTCGATATTTAAATGGCGTACGAATACCTAATTATATAACAACAAAAAAATTAGCAGATGTACTTGGAATTAGTGTTGATGATTTATATTTGTAAAAATGTAATTCGTGAAAAAATCTTTCCCTATTATGAGAGAAAAGTAAAATGTAGAGATAATTTCGCTTATGCGAATTATTCTTTCATTTTTGTTAGAAAGGTTTTTATTTATTTTTAAACAAAGAATAAGGGAGACGATACATATATGAAGGAGAATAAGTTTCAATCAGATTTAAAAAAAGAACTTAAAGAAACATTTCCTGGAAGTATTGTTACAAAATTAGACTCTGGTGATATTCAGGGTATACCAGACTTGCTTATTCTTTACAAAAACAAGTGGGCAACATTAGAAAACAAAAGAAGTAAGACAGCTAAGAAGAGACCTAATCAGGATTATTATGTAGAGAAGATGAATGAAATGTCTTTCTCTAGATTTATATATCCTGAAAACAAAGAAGAAGTAATCGATGATTTGAAACAATATTTTAAGATAAGGAGGAAATGAAATAGATGCAATTTAATGACCATTATAATTTAGCGGGCCTACATGCCCCTTTTGGTGCTAGCAAGAATAGCTGGTTAAGATATGATGATAAAAAAGCAGAGGAAGTATATCGTAATATGAAAGCCGCTGAATATGGTACAAGATTACATGCATGGGCAAAAGAAACAATAGACTTAGGTATCATGCAACCAAGATCTAAAAGAACATTAGCCTCGTATGTAAATGATGCAATAGGATATAGAATGAGTACTGAAGTAGTTTTATTTTATTCTGAAAGATTTTTTGGAACAGCTGATGCTATATCATTTAATAAAAATTTACTCAGAATACATGATTTGAAAACAGGAAGTAAACCAGTACATATTGAGCAGTTAGAAATTTACGCTGCTCTTTTTTGTTTAGAATATAAGGTAGACCCTAAAACTATTAATTTTGAATTAAGGATATATCAAAATGATGAAATTATGGTCCACAATCCACAGCCGGAAGAAATAATTGAAATAATTAATAAAATTATTAAATTAGATAATCTATTAATGAAAATTGATGAGGGAGGAAAGTAAAAATGAATCATATTGCTGAAGAAATTGCTTCTTATATTGGAATAGCAAAAGATTTAGAGATATTAAAACATACTGGAACACCTCAGAATTTTCCATTCGATCCTGATGGTTCGGGAAGATATCGCGAAGGAAGTGGAGAAAATCCATATCAACATAGTATGACCTTTTTATCTAGAGTAGCACAGTTAGAAGGTCAAGGTTGGAAACCAACTAGTGAAAATATTTATAAAGAATTTGGTATGAAGACTACTAGACAATTTAAAGATGAAATCTCTTTATGTAAAAATGAGATTAAAGCTGCTAAAATGGAAAGAGCTTATAATTTATCTAAAAAACATGGTGCTTCCGCTATTGGAAGAATGATGGGTGAATCAGAAGCTACTATAAGAGGGTGGATAAAGAAAGTAGAAGATGGAAAAACAGATAAAGTTACATCTTTAGCTAACAATTTAGAGAATATTATTAAATCTAAAGGCGAAAACATTAAGGCTATAGATATAGGTAAAGGTGTTGAGAAAGAATTAAATATATCCAGAAGTAGATTAGATAAAGCTGCTCAATTATTGGAGCACAAAGGGTATAAGAGAATGAGTATTGATGTTCCCCAACCTACAAATCCTTCTCAAAACACTAACAATTTAGTATTAGTAAAACCAGGAGTAACAAGATATGATTTAAAGAAGGATTTATCACAGATCGCTTCTGTGACAGAATACATTTCTAGAGACCTTGGTGATAGTTTAGAACTTAAATTTCATTATCCGGAGAGTCTAGATTCTAAAAGATTAACTATAAGATATGCTGAAGACGGTGGAATTAATAAAGACGGTGTTATGGAAATAAGAAGAGGTGTTGCAGATTTAAATTTAGGCAACGATCATTACGCACAAGTTAGAATATTAGTAGATGGAACTCATTATTTAAAAGGTATGGCTTTTTATGCTAATGATGAAGATGTTAAAAGTTGGCCAAAAGGTACTGATATAATGTTTAATACTAATAAAACAAAAGATAAATCAAAAATGGAAGTACTAAAAAAGATTGGTGATGACCCAGAGAATCCTTTTGGTGCTAATATAAAGGAAAGTGGGGGACAATATTGGTATGATTCAAAGACTGGTAAAATAATAAATTCAGATTTAGAATCAAATATTAATAAAAAATTAGGTTTAATAAATAAAACAAGAGGAGAAGGTGATTGGAATGATTGGAAAGACAAGTTACCTTCTCAATTTTTATCTAAACAACCTACACAATTAATAAAAGATCAACTGAATATATCTAAAGAAATAAAGAAAAGTCAGTATGAAGATATTATGTCTCTTACTAATCCTACCTTGAAGAAACATTTCTTAGAAGAATTTGCTAGAAAATGTGACAGCGAAGCTAAAGATTTAAAAGCTGTTGCCTTACCAGGACAAAAGTATCAAGTTATTTTACCAGTCGATGCAATGGGTGATAAAAAAATATATGCACCTAACTATCAGAATGGTACAAAGTTGGCTCTAGTCAGATATCCACATGCTGGTATATTTGAAATACCAGTTCTTACTGTTGATAATAATAATCAAGTAGCTAAAAAATTATTTGGAAAAGATGTAAGAGATTGTGTTGGTATATCACATACTGTTGCTGAGCAATTATCTGGTGCTGACTTTGATGGTGATACAGTTGTGTGCATTCCAACTAATGAGCCTGGAGGTAGAGTAAAGATAGCACATCAAGATTATTTAAAGGGATTAAAGAATTTTGATGATAAATTAGATTATGGTCCTGATAAAGGTAGTGTTGGTCATAAGAAAGACGCTGATGGTAAAGATCATTATTATAGAAATGGCATTGAATATCCTATCTTGGAAAAGAAAAATGTTAATAGAGAGATGGGTATTATATCAAATTTAATATCAGATATGACATTACAAGGGGCTAACGAAGAAGAATTAACTAGAGCGGTAAAACATTCTATGGTTGTTATTGATGCTAATAAGCATTGTCTTGATTATAAAGGTAGTGAAAGAGAGAATAATATTAATCAATTAAAAGCCACTTATCAACCTAAATTTGATAATGAAGGTAATCCAATTTATAAAAAGAATGGCGAAAAAGCGTATGGCGGAGCTTCTACTATTATTTCAAAAGCAAAGAGTGAAGTAAGAGTACCAAAAAGAATAGGACAACCAAGAATAAATCAAAAAGGAAAATCATATTATAATCCTGACTTACCAGAAGGTTCTTTAATGTATTTTACAGCACCTGATAAAGATTTGTATTATGCAAAGGGTACATATGATTCTGATAAAGGCACAAAAACGTTAGAGGTAGATTCAAAAACAGCAAAGAAAATAGGAAAAAATACTGTTAAGTATAATTATAAGAATCCAGAAGACAGAGAAAAATATGAGCCCGTCTTAAGAAAAGACCCCCATACTGGAGAAATATATTATACAAATAAAAAAGGCGATATAAGATATAAAACTGAGCAAAGAACTACTAAAACAACAGCTATGGATTTCACAAGAGATGCTAGAACATTAGTTTTAGATAAAACAGATCAAAAAGAAATGCTATATGCAGACTATGCTAATAGCATGAAGGCTCTGGCTAATCAAGCCCGTAAGGCTTCACTAAATATTAAAAACCCTCCTATAAATAAAGAGGCAGCTAAGAAATATTCTAAAGAGGTTAGTGAATTAGAGTCTGGTTTAACAAGAGTGTTTAAGAATAAACCATTAGAAAGAGAAGCAGAAAGAAGAGCTAATGTCAGAATAAATAAGGCTATAGAACAGCAGAATCTAACTGATAATAAGCAAATAAAGAAAATAAAGCAAAGAGAAATGGTCAAAGCTAGAAATGAATTAGGTACAATACCAAGAAAAGAAAGAATGCCATCAATAACAGACAAACAATGGGAAGCTATACAATCTAATGCTATAGGTAGTTCTAAGTTAATGGAAATATTAAAGAACATAGATAGTGATGAACTATTTGATAGAGCAATGCCAAAGAATAGAACTAATCTATCACAAGCACAGATAACAAGAATAAAGACCATGCTAAGTTCGAAACGATATACTGTTGCCGAGATTGCACAGAAGATGCATATATCAGCATCGACAGTTAGGTCGTACATGTAGGTTATGAAAGGAGAATGAACATGAATAATGATAACAAATCACTAGACAGTAATGAAGAACGTGTTGTTGCTATTACTACAATAGACAATCCTTATGACCCAATCGACGAGTTCGATGATTGGTATCGCTTTGATGTCGATAACGGTTACAATACGTCGCAAAGCATAGCCAGATTGTCTTCATCAAGAACCGATTTGTCTAGTAATGAAATAGATTCAGACAATGAACGAGCAATTGACAGACTAATAGAGATAGATCCTTTAATGATTTATAAAAAAATCGTTAAAATTGTTAAAAAAACATAAAAATATTAAGAAAAAGGTGCGAAAATGGTGTAAAAACATGAAAAAAGTAGAAAAAAGTGCAAAAACAAATGTAAAAATAAAAAATACAAATAAAAAATTCTTCTTGACACCGGGGAGGGTGCCCAAAAAAGCACCCCCCTCTCACAT